GGTGGTATCACTCATGGCTACCATCGGGTTACTGCAACTTCATGAGGCCCTGGCCCATCAGACCACAGCCAAACTTTTAATGGCGGGTTTACCACCATCTTATCCCTGATGATGTCGCCCACTGATTTGTCAGGCTCAACATCTGAATCAGCAAAACTGATAGGGTAGCCGCCAAAAACTGAAATTAGGGCGCTGTTAGTGCCGTCAGTTATCTGAACTGGCTCACTACCGATTGTCATTCTTTCTGTTGCCATGTGCCCCCCCTACGCCAGTACGTATTCAGGTGTTGATGGATTGATGATAAATTTCTGCGCAGCTTCAGGTATGAGGCCATAGATAACATCAATGTGATAACCGTCCTTTAGGGTCGGCTCCTTTATCACATTTCCGGCCTCGTCATATTCACCGTCACTGTTATACAGAACGCCCCGCACAGAAAACTGAATAGACTTAGTCGGTACTGCCCATCCAGCCCCCTCAGACCACCAACCAGTGGCTGCTCTCGCAGTAGCCTCATCAGGGAATCGTAAATATGTCAGCCTGCTCATTATCTTATGTACTCGATTCGTTGGATGTAGCGCTTACCCCAGTCAGTCGTTGATGCTGGTATTTCAACCTCTTCTGCACCGCCAAAATCGATTTGCTTGGTCGTTGCGTCGCTATAGTGCAAACGCACAGAGGTTGCAATTCTGCTGGGGTTCTTGATGTTCGCAAAAGCCTTGGATCGTGTTGCAGCAGCGCTGGATGCAATGATTGGTGATGTTGAACAGGGATTATCTTCAAGCTGCAGTGCTGCAAACTCCAGAGAATATGATGAATCTCCAACGTAGGTTGCGCCACCGGGTGTGATACTGGTTGATGGCCCCATATAGATTATATAGGAAGGTGACTCTACGGATTTTGTCGCAATAACAGTCCCGGAAAACCGTATTACGCCGGGAGAGATAAACTCTGCGGTTGTAGTGAGTCCATCAGAAATACCGGTGAATGACACTGACGCATCAGAGATATTTATTACAGATAAAATCTGCGCATCAACAATCAATTGGTGCGCTAAAAGGATAAATGCATACCCTCTCGACTTCTCTGTTTTTTGAATAAAACCGCTAAAGCTGTACTTCTTTCCCGCCGTAACTTTCTGCGGACATGCAGCGTAGTGTTGCCCTTCCAAATTAGATTCTGTAAGCCTGAATGTCGGGGTATTCAGTATTCTTTCTGCGGAATTACTTATTGCCGCACGCACTGCCCCTACCCCCCCCGTATAGTAGGTGTTGGTCGCCTGCACTTCAGGCTCATGCCTTCCAACTGCCACACCATTTCGGTACTCAAGCGGCCATACGTCAGGTGCAGCGAACTGAATAGTTCCGTCAGCTGAGTAGTATGCATGGTTGCTTGCGCAGCTGAACGAAACCCGATAATCCAGTGCAGAGGAGGTAAGATCGATATCGCTAAGGTCAACCCACTCGCCAGGCGGCAGCGTCATAACATTAGCACCGGGAATAACTATGCCGGATGGAAAACTATCTGATGATGCGCCAAGCTCAGTCACACCAGGGATAAATAAGCCTTTCATAATTGCACCACAAGCGATGATAAATATTTCAAATAAAACCGGCATAGGCCATGCTATTTCATGGCTCTGGTTTTCTCTATTAAGGAGCTTCTGTAATGGCTTATTCGATCAGCAATTCAGGCTGCGTTACCTGCATGATGTGCTCATGCTCCACAGCCAGAACACGTTTCTCTTTCTTCCGCTCGTTCATCAACCGGCTGCCGATCGTGCCCTTCAACTTTGAGCGCGTTTCTTTGATGGCGTAGCGGTGCTGCATTTCTTCACCCATGGCCAGGCGACGGCTAAGTTGCTCAGACATCCAATTGAAAGCTGAAATGTAGCTTTCTTTGATAGCCGCAGCAGCTTTCCCGGTGAACCCCATCACAACCATGATCCAGCCATCTTTCGTCAGGCTATACATCGGGCGAACCTTACCCTGCTCATCGATATAATCGGCCGACGCAAAATTGCGTTGGCTAAACTCACTTGAGCAATCGGCCTTAACCTGCTCGATTTTCCTGAGCACATCACCATGTCGCTTTCCGAAGTACGTGGCAACTTTTCGGGATGTGGTAACGACCTCTCCGTTTTTGGCTTGCACCATTTCTCGGAAGTCAAAGGCCGGAATAACTGACGGATTATTCATAGCGTCTTTACCTTTTAGAAAGTGAGCCTGTCTCACAGAAAAGCCGCCCGAGAGAGGTCGCCACCTATAACGGCATTTCTCAGGCTCGCTTACTGAAAGGCTCTCGTTGAGATGCGCGTGAGATGCGCATAAAAAAGCCCCGCTATTGCGAGGCTCTATGTTTGTTTTTTGGCTAACAGTCAGCGTCTGGACGGGCTACGGCACGACATGCCCACATGCAGGCTTCCTGCATTTTGGTGCGCGCAATAGCGAGACAGCGGGCAGCTTCGTTTGCTTCAGCTGAGTGGTTGCCGGTAGCAGATAACTCATCGTTGACATGCTCACGTTCTGTATCATGTAAATTACAGAAGTGTCGGCTGACACCCTTCAGGCGATTCATACGCTCAATATCACCAGGCGATAAGGTTCGATAGCCTTTAACGGTAGTGCCGTCCTGCGGTTTAGCTTCGCTCATATTTTTTTCTCTGTTGGTTTCTGACAGTTCGCCTGCCACGCTTTGTTATGCGCCAGGATGTCTTTCTTCGTCTGGCGGTCCATAACGTCGATATCGTGGTTTGTCAGATAGATAATCCGGGTCCACAGGCAGCCCGTATCAATCACCACCGGGGCGGGTGAAGTTTTCGCGCAGCTCGCGATCAACATCATCGCCAGACATATGGTTAACAGTTTGCTGTACATTGCTGGCCTCTTTCGTTGTCTCTACACGGCGATCTGCTGCTGCGACCGTTGCAGCTGCGTTATCTTCGGTGCGCTGCTGAACTGCTTTTGCTTCTGCTTTGCTTGAGCCGCGAATATGGCCCAGGCCGAAAGCGCCAGCGATGGCGGCAATGACTGCTGCAGCAATACCAATTAAAGTTTCAAACCCCATAGTGACCTCACACCAGCACAGATTTCGCCAGGTTAAACAGGGTGCGCCGTTGTTCCAGCCCGTTACGGCCGCCGTTGATAAGCAGCGTCACGCGCTCCACGTCGCCGGAATGGAGCAGGCATCCGTGCGAGACATAGAACCATGCAGCGGAGCGCGCAGCATATTCATCCTGTTCCAGCAATTCAGGCTGGGTTACAAGGTCCAACTTCAGCGCGTGGCCACAGTTGCGGTAATTGCTGAGCCCGGTGATTTGCTTCAGGCCGCGACCGCGATATTTCCAGCCATCACCAGCAACCTGGTTGCCCAGGTTCTTTTTGCCCCACTCACCGCCATAAACCAGATTGGCTATCGCTTTTTGATTTGCCGGTTGCGTTGCCGTTCTGCCGAGTGCGGCGGCCTGCTGTGCAGTAATGCGATGCTTGCCAAACGTAGATACCAGGTTTTCTGCCGAATAGTTCAGGTTTTCCACCAGCCGGGTGAAGCCGCCGGACTCGTGGCCCATCTGCGCGATAAACATGGCCTGATCGAGCGGCGCGGTTATGCCGAATTCCTTCATTGCAGCATCGATATAGTGAAACCAGCGCACGGCTAGACCGGCGCTTATACCTGCCGCCTTTTGAAATAGTATTTGGTTCATTAGTGCCTCAGAAGATCAACCAGACGCGCCAGATTTCCCCGGACCTTCATAACAGCTGCGCATATCAGGAGGTTTGCCACCACCACCAGCCAACTGGAGTCACGATAGAGGCCGAAGATGAATTGCCACGGGATTACGGCGTAAACCAGGATGGTTATATACGCCAGGATTGAGATGAAAGGACGGTGCCGGGCACCATGGCGCTGGTAGAACATCAGAACGACGACGATCACCGAGCAGATAAACGCATTAAAGACAGCTGACGGGTCAATTACCATTCCCCCCTCCTCCGCGTAACCGTGAGAAAAAGCCGAACAGGCTGTTCAAATCCTGGTTATTAAGAAAAGTTAGGATTTTTATACACAGCGCAGACAGAATCACTGCTCCGAGTGCATCCAGTGGTTTTTCATAACTCGAGGCAGCATTTAGCCATGAGCCAACAAACCCGGCGCCTAGCACTCCAACAATGAATGAAGTCAGAAAATATGCAGCCAGGCGAGCACGCGTAAGGTTTGCAGCTGTCGCGACGTAAAACACCGCACCACCAAACGCTCCAAACACCACGCCGAAATCTGTATGAGTAAAGACACCGTACAGGACTGAGCCCAACAGGCCGCCCCCGAGAACTGCACCAGTGCCGGTTAATGGATCGGACATTACGCCCCCTCTGTTATTGCTGCGAATCCTCTCAGAAAAATTGAGGGGAGATAAAAAAAGCCCGCTTTTGAAGGCGGGCTAATGAGTGACTATTAGTAAGTAAGGTAGGTAGTCGTGAGTTTTGCTAACTGACCAGAGTGAGACAGTATCAGGCTGATTCACTATGGTTCAGGAGAACCATCAGGCAGTTATCTTCAACCCACTTTTCAAGCGTAGCAGCAGTTCGCAATTTCATAAAAAAAGGCCTGCTTTTTACGGCAGGCTCTCAAGGAATTTGAAACTGTATTGTTGTTGTCATGGTGCCGGGTGCCTCCCGGTGACTCTACTCCAGCCAGCAAAGTCGCGCGCATACCTGCAGATAGCAGTTGGCTGGAACGCCCTTTCGCTTAGAAAGGATTCACCACAGAAATAAATTACGCCGAACTTATTCCTGCAGTCAATGAGATTAGCCATTGCTTCCTGATGGTTGTCTTACAAATGAAAAAACCTCGCCGAAGCGAGGCTATTTGAATTTGAGGCACCTCACCCAACAAACCACCCGAGGTTAACTGGATTTTAACGAGATGCTTTTGGATGAGCGCTGAACCCAAAGGTCAGCATTTTCACACAGCAATTTTGCAAAAAGCAGCGCCCATTCAAAACTAGGTCGCTTTTCAGTCACTCCGGGGACCCCATCATCGCAGACCGAAAAGCTTAAACTGGAGCGGGCAGCGGGAATCGAACCCGCATCATCAGCTTGGAAGCCAGACGTAATTCCCAAACTACGACAGATGCAGAATTGGCGGGACAGGAAGGATTCGAACCTTCGACCATTCGGTTAACAGCCGAACGCACAACCGCTGTGCTTCTGACCCTGAAACGAAAAAGCCCCGCACGATGGCGGGGCTTGGAATTTATTCATGTTACACACAACAATGGCAACATATACGAATTAGTTTGCTCATTTGTTCATTAAATTGCAAGCACGTTGTGTGATTTATTTGCAACTTTCCTCACATTTTCGCGATCGTTAAACGCATTTTGAAGCGGTTGGTATAAACAGAACAATGAAGCATTGATGATTTGCTTCACCTCTCTACGGATTGTCGAGATGCTTGGGTGTTTGTACTGATTTCCGCCACGCGTCTTCATAAGGCGAGGCTTACTTACTGCATGCTGCCATGATGCAATTCGGATCTCGCTGGAGTTGCAGACATAGTAGGCGAAGATAACCCGCCAGGCATTTTCATCCACATTCTTCAGGTAGTGGCGAATGACAGCATCAATGAGCATTCCGTCATCATCACTACATACCGGCCGTGATGCTTGCTGGGGCTCGACGGTAGCCATGAATCTGGCAATCATGTTGATCATCGCTTTATCAATCTTGCCGGTCTGGCACCATGCGCCCCACAACTGGAGCCACTGGTCTACCCATTGATGTTGGTCGTTGGTTAATTCCAGTTTCATTATGCGGCTTCCTTATGTGGCTGGTTGGTTTTGGTCTGGCTGTGCTTTGCTACTGGCGGCAGGTTGGCGCGCTTAACGCTTTCGGCCTGGTACCGGGTTATCTCGTCTCTGGTCACGGCGCGCACTCCCCAATAATGATCTGTCCCTTCTCTCCCCAAAGTTTTGTCACCCGGCCATCCCAGACGCGGCTGTCGTCGTCGAAAATGGCATCGAGAAGCGCCTTTTCCAGGTTGTCTTTATCCGGTTTCTGCTGATGAGCCTGGCCGTTAAGTTGCGCACGCTTCTTCTGGCTCCAGCTTTTTGGCATGGGAATGATGAAGGTGATGTGATAACCGGATTCAGGAATGCTGATTCCAAGCAGGCTAACTTCTGCTTTAAAAGCCCAATATGCCGCTGTCGCAGGTCTTTTATGCCAGCGATCTCGTTGTGTCATACGGGGCTTGCTGACAGGAGTGATATCGTAAATATTCATGCGGGCACCACTAGGCCACGACGGGCGATCTGGATAACGGTTAAGACAATGGCTCGATCCATTAACTGGCGGCGCTCGTCACGGCTCAGCCCCTTCCCGTTATCAATCTCTGAATGACAGGTGACGCAGATAGCAGCGGTGGCGCAGTCGTCTGTTTTCATTCCGATACCTTTACCCTCGTTGCGGTGCGCCACCTGCACGCCCCACGCTCCGCACAGGACGCATTGCTCAATCTGGCCGACTGCGGCTAGCCATTTTTTATTGCGGTAGGTGCTACGCATGTTTCCTCCGTGCCGCGAGACGCAGCCATTTCTGATCCACCAGGCGGGCGGTGTAGTCCTTGAAAGTCGGGATGTCGGAAGGCTTAACCGCAGGCTTGCGCTGACGGCGCGCCGGAACGCGGAAGATTTCGTTTGAGATGACGCGTGCGATAGGGCTGTTCATGCAACCCTCCCGAAATAGTCCAGCGAATAGCGCACTTCGCGGAGCTGAACGCCATTGCCTACGGCAAAGGCCTGCGTGTACTCAATCAGGCTGTTCATGCGCTTAATGCCCATCTTCGAGGTGCTTTCTCGGATGGCGCAGAACTCTCCCTCAATACCCGGCACAACTTCACCGGGTTTGCCAGTTGCGACCGCATGCCCGGAGACAAACAGAACCTTCCATTCCGAGAGGTTCCGGCGCTTCCCTGCCCATTGCAGTTGCTTTGACACGTCGCCACATAGCGCGTGGAAGAGTGAGTTTTGTGGCAATGTCCGGTCAGGGTCTGAGAAAGAAACGACGAGAGGAAACTCAGCATTCAGCGGCTGTTGATTGATGTAATCGATGAGGTTTTGGCGGATGCGCTGGTCGCGCAGCAGGAATTTTACAGCCACGCTTCACCTCCGAAGAGGTCAAACGCAGAATGCAGAAAATCGCAGGTGCATTTCTGCATCTGTGACAAGGTGAGGAGTTCAGATTGTGGTCGCATTTAAGTCCCCTTAAATGCGCAGAAGTCACCGGAGTTGTTCAGGCTCCGATGACATGATTATGGCGGTTTGATTCCAGAAAATCAAAGGCTGATTATTCTCCGAGGAAGGTATATCTTTCTCCGTCAAAGTCATGGAAATAAAATCCCTTGGCTGTTCTTTCATCGAAAATAAACTCGAACAGCTCATCATCAGCGGCGCCGTCAAAAATGACTTCCGTGACTTGGTCTTTGAGGAAAACTAACCTTTCCGGCGATCCGTCAGTGAATTCTGCTTCCATAACGATTTTTGGGTTCTTTAGTAATGCAACTTTCATTTTTAGTCATCCTGTTTCAGGTAAGCCGGATCGCTACCTTTCGGCAAAGTTATCGACTTCTCACGATAAAACTTAAGGCGCTCAAGGAAGTAATCACGCAAATACTCCGGCTGCTCACGCATCACCACTTCGGCGATAACCGGCATATTCAGGCGCTCTTTGTAGGCCACGCCGGAGGCTGCCAGGTCAACGTTAACCTTATCGCGGTCTTCCTGCGGCTTTGCTGCAATGTTCCAGTCAGACATTAGTCAGCAGTCCTCCCTCTCTTCTTTCTGGTCTCATAAGGAGATCTAAAACCATCAACAGATTCAACCTCTCCAGCATCAAACCGTTTCGCATTTGCAATTTGTGATTTCCTCCAGAACTTTTTATGTCTTTTCATTGAAGCTTTATATTTTTCTGCTGGAGTCATTTCTTCGTTAGACATAAAACCCCCTCGGTTATTTGAGGGGATTATAGATCACTTCTGCTGCGGTGATGCTGCTATCATCCGGCGATACACATCGTAAGTTCCGAATTGTTCATCACCAGCCTCAAGCATTTCATGGGTGGGTTCTTCTGGCACCAGCACCCAACCATCCGGAATCACCGGAGAGTTGAGTTGTTCGGAATTACCGAACGACTGAAGCATGGCTGCGCGATAGGCGTTCCAGCCGACAGCTTTTCCGTGTTCAAACGCGCTGTCAAAGTCATCATCCATTTCCATCGCAGCGGGCACAGATACCGGCGCTGGCGGGGCGGTGTAAAGCGGCGTTACTTCTCGCAGCGGGTCGGCATAAGCATTGCCACTATCGAAGCTGACGTTGTTTTTTGCGCCGCCGCCTGACAGTAGCCACGCCACAGCCTCCACTTCGAGCGATGCCAGTGCTATACGCGCCAGCTCGTTCAGGATTGCCACATCAGCGTGACCGAGGGTGTAACCAGCTTTCAAATCGGCAACTGCTTGGACGGCATGTTTGTCGATGTTGCTCATTGGGCGCCCCTTGTTGCTTTCTTCTCGTCAACGCTCCAGGCTGTAGCCAGTGCTCCAGTCACCTGCATAAACGAGTGCTTTACTTTCACCGAGAAAGTTTCTCCTGTGGCCGATACCGTTTCGATGGTGGTCAGCTCGCCGCCGCTTTCGAAATCAGGGTAAAACTGCGTTACCAGGTTACTTTCGACAATCACCGATCCGTCTGGCGTGTGCATTTTCAGTCTCATGACTGCACTCCTTTGCGAAGCTCCTTCAAAACAGCGCGCACAATTGCGTTACCGCGAGACACATATTCGAGGTGCCAAACGTCGCCATCAGGCTCTGGCGGCTGCCCAGACCAAATAACGGTCTGGAGCGTTGCATCATCGACGTCGTCGTAATCAGCCAACACAGTTGCAATTTGATAAGGTAATTGGCTATCTCTCAGAAACTCTTCCACACCCTGAGCCCGCACTTCAGCCAGGAAAGCGTCGGTTGCTGGGGTTGGCTCTTGGGGTGACACAGCAACGCGAATGGTTTCAAGTGCCGGGTCTGTTTCCACTGTCGGAACCTGGATATAACCCAGCTGAACCCCATTCATGATGAACGCGCGACGGTCTTCACACACCGCCTTCAGCCCCGCATTCTCCGCAGCCAGCGCCGCGCACATGGCATCTGCTTCGGCAAATTTACGCACAAGATACTCGGCGTTGGTTTCGTTAACCTTCACATCGCGTGGAATGCACTTGCCACGGAGAAAACCTTCCATCTCAAATAATTTCATCCCCCTACCCTCCCCCAAACCATCAATACCCTTCTCATCGCCGGACTGTTGCGGCACTCCTGGCAGGTCACGTTTGCCTCTGTGCGCTGCACCAGCTTCGAATTTCCCTTCGGCATGGCCGGTATGGTTTCCGGTGCGTATTTCATGCCGTAGCTTGTCAGCCGATAAAGCCGCTGGCCGTGCTTGCCTTCGAACTCGATCAGGCCGTCTGCAAACAATGTGCTTAGCGGGCCGGAAATCTTTTTGGTGGTCATGCCGATCATGGTGGCAATGCGAGCACTGCTCAGGCCCGGGTTATTACGCAGGGCTGCAAGAATCTGCCCACGGATTGTTATGGTCATCTCACACCATCCCGTTCGATTTGTTGCGGTTGTACTTCGCCTGGAGCAGCTGGATCGGCGTAGGCCCATGCTCTGCGGCAGGCGCTGCAATTGCCCGGCGTACCGGCGGCACTGGCTTACCCTCCATGACTCGCTTCTCCCACATGTCCAGCAGGTCGCCTGCTTCGCGCGACAGCTCACCATGCGTTAACTGGCGCTCAGTGCTGCGGTGGCGCAGTTCTACGCAGATGTGGTACATGACCGGCTGAGACCAGGGAAATTGCTCGCTAGAGGTGAATTCGAACGAACGATTACGCCAGTCCCAGTATTCGGTGATCACCTGGTCAACGGTGATACCCAGCGCGCCGCCGCTCTGTTTGCACCAGGCGACGAACTGGCCCGGAGACGGCAGGAATGGACGCTCCTGGCGGCGAGCTACACGCATGCCGGCATCGACCTGAGCCATGGTGTGGATCCCGTTCTCCTGAAACGCCAGCAGCCACTGACGGCGGAATTCGTTCAGGTCATCCTGGGTGCGGAAGTTTGCCATACTGGCCGGGAAAGCGGCGCGCAGCTCGTTGAACAGCTTGTTGAATACCTGCGCCACTTGTTCGACCGGCGCACGCTCCTGGTACTGCTCTGGCAGGTTATGGGCCATGCGGCTCATCTGCTCGCGGTCGTGGTTACGCATCTGCTCTGCAAGAGATTTCATCGAATCACCCCATAAGCCCAGTCGGTGTTGTTGAAGTCCAGATCCGGCTTAGCGGCTGGTTTGCAGCGCACTGCCGCTTGCTTGTTCTGATAACTCAGCTTCTGGCTGGCAGTGATAAACCAATTTTTTGGCTTCTCATGAGTGAACTCGATATCCAGCTTCTGAAGCTCGTAATTCAGGTCTATCAGCGGGTACAGGCTTAACCATGCCTGGTAGTCCTTGTGGTTCAGCCGTACGATCTGGCCCTCGAATGCGTACCGACTCGATATTTCATGAATATCTGCATTGGCCTCTTCGCAAGACGCGTCAGCGGCTTGGGTGTTAACCAAGGAATCCGGATCAGGGATAGGGGAATCAGGAATCAGGTTAAGGGAATCAGCAGGATTTAAACTGTTCTTAACCTGTTCTTGCACCTTACTAGCACCGTGCTTTTCTTGTGCTTCATTATTTTCAATTACTTGAGGCTTTCCCTCTTCTTCCTTTTCCTCTTTTGCATCTGAATTGCACTGTTCTTGTTCGGTGCCATTTTGGTTCTGAGATGGTTCTGGTATCTCACTTGCCGCTTCTTTGCAGTGCGGGTTCTGATGCTTTTTCCAGTTAGAAACTTGAATGTAGGAATCGCCTTTTACCTGGTAACGGTTGATGAATTTGTGCTGATGCAGCTGCTGCAACAAAGCGTCACAATCGACATCATCAAAAGGCAGCACCATGGCTTTAATTTTCTTAGGGCGGTCATCCAGGCGCCCCTCTTTATCGGCGATAGTCCACAAGCCAGCGAAGAGGATGCGCGCCAGTGGCTGGCATTCTGCAAGCTCGTCATTTGTGAAAAAGCCTGGCTTAATGTTTCTTGAGCGAGCCATTAGGCATCCTCCAATTCGTAATCTGCAAAATAACCAGAAGCCATTTTTAAGAATCTGGATTCAGTTACTGTGTAAGCCTTTCTGCCTTTCCTCTCCTTACCTTCAGGTTCTATGAGATGACAGGCGTAAATAATTCTTCTCTGCCAATTACCTGGCATTTCCACGACAGCCAAAACCTCAAGAATTCGCTTTCCTTCAGCATCAGCGGTGTAAAAGCACTGATCACCATACCCACAGTCAGCGGGCTCATAATTTTTGTGGCAACCGCCAATCCAACGCTCATCGGTATGCACGTTGCCGTCGTATGACTGGTAATCTGTGCACACATAGATAAATGGGTATGCAGTTTCGAACCTGTCACCAGCCCTTAGCTCGGTGTTTACTTGCTTTGTTTGTCCTGCCATAATTAATCCCGTTACTTGGCGTAACACAGTGTTTGGAAGGCCTTTGAAGTGACCGCTTCAAGGGCTTTTTCTTTTCTGGTGCCTCTCACATAACCCCCAGCATCGACGTCACCATCGTCATCAACGGCCCTACCTGCTCCGGCATGAGGCGGAACAGCGACGCTATACCCTCGCTTACCTCTTTCAGCTTCTGATGCTCTGGAGCGTCCAGCAGCACGGCCTGTTTAGCCTCGGCACACTCTTTCATTGCAGAGGCGATTAGCGACATCGTGTCGTTCTGCGGTGCCAGGCGGTTGCGGTACTCCAGCGGCAGCACGGCCATGATTGCCGGTGCCAGCTGGCGAATGTTGTTGGCCGCATATTCGGTGTCCCCGTCGATCCAGCGGAACACCTTCTGCATCTGGCGGTGTGAGTCAGTCGGGATATCAAGTCCGGTGCCGCCGATTGCCCGCCACTCTTCAACAATCAGAGCGGCGACAAATTCACGGCTGCGGCAATCAGCTGCCCAGGCGCGAACCGCTGCGCGAATCCCATCGATGTTTAACGCCGCGGAATCAGGCTCCCGGCGATTCTGGTAAATCATCGCCGTTGGCGAAAATTTGTTACCTTGTTGATACGCAAGTGAATGCATTGCTTTCCCTTTCGTGGTTAGGGCCGCCGTTAAGCGGCATGGTTCTCTGGGTGTGGAAACAGGTCGGGAAGATCAGGTCGAATTTCGTGTGCCTTAATCTCGCCACCAGTAGCGTTTACGATGGCTGTTACTTTTTCCGGAGATACGGAACCACCGTTAAGCCACTTGTGAACCGCTGGCTGGCTAACGCCGCAAATATCTGCGAGTCGCTTCTGGCTGCCAACGATTTCTAAAGCTCGTTGAATAACTTTGTTCATGGATTTTACCTATCCGATTACTGGATTAATGAAAAGATAACCCAAGTTATGGGCATTGTCCATAACCTTTGTTATTTTACTCTACATAACCTCGGTTATATATTGATAAGATGAAAACATTTGCAGAACGACTGAACGCGGCTATGTCGGCCGCTGACATATCTCAAGGACAGTTGGCTGATAAAGTCGGTATATCCCAGCCTGCAATTCAAAAGATGACATCAGGTAAAACGAGCGGCAGCCGTAAGATGGTCGAGCTAGCTCATGCTCTGGGTGTAAGGCCGGAATGGCTTAGTTCTGGAGTGGGGGAAATGCGGATTGATGGTAATGTGCCATCGGCGGCCCAACCGGTCTCGGAAACAATTGATGTCTTTCGGGTTGATGTTTTAGACCTGAAAGTAAGCGCTGGTCCGGGGTCTTTTATGATTTCTGAATTTGTTGAGGTCCTGCATGCTATTGAGTTCACAACTGAGCATGCCAGATCTCTTTTCGGGAACCGCACTCAAAATGATGTGAAGGTGATGACCGTAGACGGCGACAGCATGTGCCCGACAATACAGTCTGGCGATCGCCTCTTCTTTGACGTTTCAGTGAGGAACTTCAAAGTTGACGGGGTGTATGCGTTTGTCTTCGGGCAGCACTTCCACGTTAAGCGCCTGCAAATGCAGGGTCTGCAGTTGGCTGTACTTTCCGATAACCCGGCGTACAAAGACTGGTATGTGACAGAAGAAAATCAGGACCAGCTGTACATCATGGGTAAGGCGCTGATCCATGAGTCCATTGCTTACAACAAGCTTTGACAGCTGGGGCTTCTGCAAGGTGTTCTGGTCGGCGCATAGCTGGTGACAATATCGAAGGGCACATCTCGGTGTGAAGAGTCATACATATTAATAAGCATTTTAAGTCAAACTAACTTGTATCCTTCAAGTTAATATATATATTAACTCTTAGATGGTGATAAATTGAAAGGCTCCATACAGGGTGAGTGTTATCGGATAGTGCATTGTAAGGGAGCATTGAAATCCCTGAGCGAATCGCTGAAAAGCGTTACTCCTGCAAAGAGGCAGAAAAGTATGCAGATATCACTCATCCTGCAACTTGAGCGCTTGGCTTCTGGCAAAAGGACGCCTGACTTGAGTGTTCGCAAAGAAGGAATTTTGCCATCGTTTAACGGAAAGCCAGCTAAGAATTTCTGGGCTATAAAGAAGATTCCGATTAGAGGTTACTACTGGGAGTCTGACAGACATGATATGACGATTTTTATTAGTCATTACATATACAAAGATTTTGACCGACTTGATGACTCAGATGTCCAAAAGGTGAAAAATAATTGGGAAAGAATTGAGCGAGGCCATGATGATTGCTAACAATCTGTTTAGTGATGATAATTTTGATTTCCCGGAGGTTAGTGAGCGAGAGATGGCGTGTGAGCGCTTGATCTTTAACACAACTGAAGACCTTCTTTTAGCAATGCAGGACGCGAACATTTCTCAGTCCGAGCTAGCTAAAAAATTGGGTAAATCTAAAGGTCATGTAAGCCAGCTGCTCGACGGCACTCGGAATATGACTCTCAAAACCCTTTCTGATATGGCCTATGCTTTAGGGGCCGTGGCGAAAGTTGTCATATTAAGAGAAGGAGTGGACGTCTCGCATGCCATCATTCCAGATATGAAACGACTCTCATGGAAAGCGGCCGATGTTAGCGATAACCCGGGCCAGACCATTAAAATTACTATTAAAACAAGCAATGCGGAATATCAAACGAAATGCTATTAAGCGAATTGCAACTCATTGAAGCATCAGTAACTAATAGCGCAATTTCGCGCTTAGGAGACTCTTATGGCGGAGAGGTTACTTTCGAGTATGGCGATTTAAATTTTGAGGCTGGCGGGACTCTACTTTCCAACCCTGATCTATCAGTGATTATCGTTCATGCCAGTCCCTTTGCTGATAGCTATGGTCCTGATAAATCTACAAAAGTGTTTTCTTTAAAAATAGATATGAAGATGGTCTATACATATCCAAAAGATAAAACTGTAGATGAAACGTTTCTTATTGAAAATACATGGTATTTTTCGTCGTTCATGAAAACTTATTTTAAATTCTTCGCTGATACCCTACTTGCACAAGCGGGAGTTTCTGGAATTTCTCTTCCAATGAACTAACCCCTCCCCGGCCCCGCGCCGGGTTTTTTGTGTCTGCCGATCCCCATTCGACCACCACCACCACGTCAGCGTAACCAATTGAATATTATGGGATGCTGGCATTAACGGCGTCTATTCCCCGCCAGCTGGTAAACAACCCGATCCCTCTGGTAAACGCTGTCATCCTTGGTAAACGATTTACCATTGGTGACACCGTTAACCATCTATAAGCCTTTCCACACTATCTCAGCCGCATCCCTGTTCACGCCCTTCCCTATCACGTTTCCTGTTTCCTTCCGGTACTGCTCCAGCTTGTCGATGATGTTTTGCTGGGTCATGGGTAAATCAGCCAGTGACAATTCCATCACCGCCCGCCCCATCGCCTGAATTTTCATGCTTATACGCTCTTCATCCAGAACCATGCACATCCCTCCTGCTGTTTTTGTGAGCATAGCACTCATGATTTACAAAAATAAATTCATTTAGTTATCATTAATTTATAACTTATGTGATTGATATTATAAATTAGGTTATTGCCATCACTCATAACTAAGGTTATCTTTAATCCATCGAAACGAAACATCGATAGCTGAGGGAAGTTAGCCAGCGGCGAAGTGGAGATTCGGTCAGTCGAACGGCGCGACAGTAAACCATGCGTCGGACCATAGGCGGGCTCAGGAAGAGCGGCAATTATGGCTAAACGATTTACCAGCAGCTCTTTGCGAGGGGCTGACGGTAAACAAACAGAGGGGTGTGTATGGCAGATAAAAAAACGGCGCCACTACTGCTTAACGTAGACGCCAGTGAGGTTCTTACTCAGTTCGGGGAGCTTTTAAGGTTACTTGAACTTCCAGCCAGTTCCTTTCAGGGAATTCCTGAGCATGTCGTCGATCTGTTTTTTGACCGTGTCCGTGGCCTGATTGACAACATCGTCCTTAGTGATTTCTCGACCACAGTCAGCACAACTGACGCCGGTGAAATTTGTCTCAAAGTCAAAATCATCGGGCTGGTTGAACATCTCACTTCCGCAGTCAGGGCACACGGTCCGCATGGTTTGCATGAATATATCCTTTCTACTGTTGGGGAGATTAAAGAGTAAGCGATTTCTTGCTGTTGGGGAATAGCGGGAAAGCGCGCGCCGGGCGCGGATAAATACCCCGGCAATAACTGGAATGTTTTGTAGTGGGGTGTGGCTGGGCCTGCATGGACTGATCACCCATGAAAACTTCGGTTCGAATCCGGAGCACTCCACCACAAAGCATTTCTCCCGCATCTGCGGGTAACGACAGAGGGCAATTATGAACGAACAAGCGAACAAAATTCTCGTTGATCTATTACAGAAAGCGGCGAATGGCATCGATGCTGCGGTGTCATTTAGCCAAGCGCAGATCCCGGAGGTTGTGCATCAGTTGCTGGTATGGAAATTCACCAAAAGCATGATGCTCACGCTGGTTATTCTGGCGACTATCCCGGTTGCGATTAAATTCTTCAGGGTAATGATGAAGCGCGAGCAGGACGGAGTTTATGGCGAAGAGGGATATTCATGGGAACGCGGCAAGCCAAAATATAGACCAACATTGGTCTGGGACAAAGACGGCACTATCAGTGCTTCGTCAGTGTTTTTTGGAACCATTATGTTCCTGTATTCGGTCATCGCCTTCGTCATCTTATCTGACCTGACGTGGCTAAAAATCTGGCTGGCCCCAAAACTGTATCTCCTCGAATACGCAGCCTCACTAATTAAGTAACCCGCTCCGGCGGGTTTTTTATCGGCCATACATAGGCAGATTTTCGAGTCTGCCCATTTATGACAACCGGCGGCCATCCACCGCCAGCATATTTTTCGCACAAGCGCAGAAGTCTTGTTTAACGTTCGGCGGCGCGGCCTTAAGCGCGGAGATGATTATGACTCTTATCGAATTGACCAAAAAGAAAATGGCAATTGAAGCTGAGCTGGCTCAGTTGAAGGCGAAGTTTGTTGACGATACCTCACGTATCGGAAAGGAGTTGATTGCCGTGTCTGAAGGAATCAACCAGGCCAATAAAGGCCTTACGGTTGAGATGGTCCAGCATGGCATGACGATCGTTAATTTCGGAGACCCGAAGCAAAGCATGGAGCGGCGCGGGTGTGTTGAAGATGCGATTAACGACATTGCATCCGGGTTTCCGCGCCTGAGCGAGCGTTATTTTGGCACTAAAAACTACGCCCAATGGAGCGACCAGCGTGAAGATCATCGTTATGGATATGGCCCTAAGCACGGCTCTATCTGCTTCAAGATCGGCTTAACTGGCACTGCACTTAACAAGCTGGCAAGCGGCGGGCTGAGTGATTACGACGCAGAATGCGCTATCTACTGCCTGATGAACATTGACGCCATCAATGCGGCAAATGCCAAAGCCAGGGAGGCATCATGACAGTCACCCACAACGGCAAGCAGTACACCGCCAAAAAGCTCAACGATAACGAATGGCAGCTGACGTCGGTGTCGACACCGCGCGACAAGCTGACGCTGAACCGCTGGCAGATGCATATCGCTGGCCTCCTGAAACAGGTTGAGGTGAAGGTATGATCGGAATGCACTATGGCACCGCATCAGTGCCACGTAGCGAGGTTTTACCGGGCACAATGCTGCAACACCACGGCAAAACTTATCGCGCCTCTGCGAACGTTGAGAAAGGCCTGTACGCCTTCAACATCTTCGAAAAAACCATCATCAAAAGTGATTCCGTCGTTGTGCTGCTGAATGAGCGCGGCGAGCCGATGGTTCACTGATATTAACCACCCTATTCAACCGATCGGCCTGGCTTTTTGCGGGCGGGATCTGCACATCCAAATTTCAGGAGTTCAGCCATGAACGCATATCTCACTTACGACCGAATCGAAAATCGGCGCTGGGTTGAGCAGCAGCTCGACGACGAGAAAGAGAAGTGGATCGACGACCGGGCGCAGAAAATCATCGACATGATGCCAAAAGAGCCGTCCGGCCTCTTCCACTTCTCGGTCCCGATTGACTCCAGCCCATACGAAGGACTTCGCAGCGATAAAGCTGGCGAGGCCTACAACGATTTCATTTCGGCAGTTGCTTACGCCCAGGCGGAATACGACTGGGAACACCGTACCGGCTGCCCGTTTTAAGGAGTGATTATGAGCTTCGATCTGATTCAGTTCGTAAAGGAGCAGGAGCCGCTTTTTGTCGGAGCCCTTACCGACCAGTCTCTGACTTGGGCAAAGGAATGCCAGTTCGCCATCCAGTTATTCCAGCGCAATCAAAAACTGGCAGAAACGGCGATTGCCAACCCCACCAGCGCCCAGAACGCGATTATCAACGTTGCAGCTGTCGGCATTAGCCTGAACCCTGCCAGCAAACTGGCTTATCTGGTTCCGCGCGACGGTATGGTCTGCCTCGATATCAGCTATATGGGCCTTCTACACATCGCCCAGTCGGCTGGCGTCATCAAGTGGGGTCAGTGCAAGCTAGTTCATGCAAGCGACGACTACGAGACATTAGGTCTCGATAAGGCGCCAGCTCATAAATACAACCCGTTTGCCACGCCTGACGCTCGCGGTGCCGTTATCGGTGGCTACTGCACAGTTAAAACCGCTGATGGCGACTATCTCACTGAAGAGATGAGTCTCGCTGAGATAGAAGAAATCAGGAAAGTGAGCAAAGCGGGAACATCACCAAAAGGCCCATGGGTCAACTTCTGGTCTGAGATGGCCAGGAAGACGATCGTCAAGAGAGCCTATAAATACTGGCCGCGTGCCGACCGACTGGATAATGCCGTCGATGTGCTCAACGAAAGCGAAGGCATATACACCGAGCCAGTTATGCCATACACCCCTGAAAGCGAAATCATCCAGTCAGAAGAAAACGCAAAACAGGAACTTATCAACACCATCCAGTCACTATGTGAGGACATGAAGCAGGCGAAAAACATGCATGCTCTCAAAACTCACTTCCAGGCAGCTTACAAAATGACGGTCGGAATGCAGCTTCAACAAGAGGTTCAGGCCGTCTATGCCAAGTGCAAAGCAAAATTCGAAGAGGTTACGCAATGACAGCTCTTTACCAGATCGCCAATGATTTCGCAAAGCTGACTGATTCAGGCATGGAGCCTGAAATGATAGCCGACACCCTTGATGGCATTGAGTGGGAGCTGGAAGCAAAGGTCGAGCAGATCCTTGCTGTCTGCAAAAACGAATCTGCTTATGCCGAGGCGCTGAGAGAAGAAAGCAAGCGTCTTGCAGAGCGCGCAAAAGCCGCAGAAAACCGTGTGTCGAGCATGAAAGATTATGTGGCCACCTCCCTCGAAACAGCAGGAAAGAAATCACTGAAGGCAGGCATTCATCAGGTAACGGTTCGCGCGCCTTCCAAGTCAGTAGAGATTACAGATGCCAGCGCACTTCCTCCTGAATTCGTCGAATACGAGACGAGCATCAAGCCAGACAAATTGGCTATCAAACACCAAATAGAAGCTGGCGTGGATGTACCTGGCGCGCAAATAAAACTCGGCAAACCTTCACTCATCATCAAGTAGGTGCAGCCATGAAACGCACACCCTTCTACCGCAGGCCCGGGCGCACCGGGCAATTCTCCGGCCTCCGTGAACGCGTTATCTGGATGATTCAGACGCGAGGCCGCCCGGTCACCGGTAGCGAAATCGCCGAGAAGTTTGGCGTAACGCTCATCGAATTTAACCGGGTCGCCAACGGCATTACCCGCGGCTCCGGACAGATAGCGCAGATCGTTGAGTCGAAAAAATGGATCAACGAGGACGGCATCTGCGACCGGAAATTTAGCCTGGCCAGCAAGCCAAAGGTCATTACGCCGCAGGGTAAATCGCGGCTATTCACCCGGCGCGCCATAGAGCAATCACAAGAAGGCAGACGGCAGGAGTGCATAGAACGTGCCGCCCGCCGTAGCCGCCTGATTGCCGCTGGCCTCTACATCGACGAAATGGAGTCAGTGCTATGAAAGCATGGTCACTCGAAGAGCTGGCACTGCTATGGCGACACTCAAACGCTGAGGTCGCAGAGATTACCGGCCGCAACATTGAAGAGGTAGGAGATAAGCGGCTGCAAACCAATATTGAGCGTAATGGCTGGGATGTTAACGATCCGGAGCGGGAGGATGTATGACCGGAAAATACGCTCTTATCTACGCTGATCCGCCCTGGTCTTACGGCAACACCATCAGCAACGGCGCTGCCGCCGATCACTACTCAACCATGAAGCTAATCGACATTAAGCGCCTGCCGGTGTGGGAGCTTGCCGCCGAAAACTCGGTGCTGGCGATGTGGTACACCGGCACGCATAACCAGGAGGCTATCGAACTTGCCGAGGCCTGGGGCTTTACCGTTCGCACGATGAAGGGCTTTACCTGGGTGAAGCTTAATCAGAACGCCGAGATGCGCATCAACAAGGCGCTGGCCGAGGGTGAAATCACCGACTTTTACGACTTCCTCGACCTGCTTAACGCCGAGACGCGCATGAACGGCGGCAACCACACCCGTGCAAATACCGAAGACCTGCTGATTGCCACCCGCGGCGCTGGGCTTGAGCGACAGCACGCCGGGATTAAGCAGGTGGTTTACAGCCCGCTCGGTGCCCACAGTGAAAAGCCGTGGGAGGTTCGCCACCGTCTTGAGTTGCTCTACGGCGACGTACCGCGCATCGAGTTGTTCAGTCGTTGCGGTGCGCCGGGGTGGGATCATTGGGGCAACCAGTGCCCGACGTCGGCGGTTCAGTTGCTGCCAGGATGCGCGATCGACGTGATCAAAACGGAGGCCGCATGACAGCACAAATCACCGGGTCGCTAATGCGGCCCCTGCATTTGCTGGCGTTTGCCGTCAGCCGCATCAATGAACAGTTCAGGGAGCACTGATTATGTCGAAAGTACTTAAAGGTGAGCGCTTCCAAGTTGGCGAGATCTGGCAGTCGCCGCGGGGCTTCCTCTACAAAGTTGTCGATGTTGCCGGGAAAGAGGCAGTACTTCGCATGGGGACGCATGGCCTTGGGCGCAAAACAAAGCGATGGGTTGACGCCATCAGTGGTTGGTCGCTGTATGTGGAGGAGGAGTGATGGATTACAGCAAGCTGAGTGATGGGGAAATCAGCGTCAGGCTGGCCTATTTCCTTAAGCCAAAATACAGCGCCACCATTCACCCGCATGAAAGTACCGGCGCCAATTTGTCGTGGAATTGGTTTAACACGGTGCAGAACACTGGTTATTTCCCGCTGCGTCGTGCCGAAGAGCTATTCCCGGCAATGAAGAAGCACCGGATCGGCCTCACCCCATCAGGTAAGACCGTCTGGCAGGCATCCCACGAATCGGGCATCAGCTCCACTCACCGTAACCCTCTGCGCGCTGTGGCAATCGTCTACCTTCTTTTGAAGGAGTCAGCAAATGTTCAGGATAATCCAGCCTAATACGTGGTACGCCGATCCCCACGGCGCGCCCTGCAAAATCCTTCGCGCTACCCACGAAGTAATCCACTACATCCGCAACGGCCGCACCTGCATCGCCAGCATGGGCCGCTTTCAGCACGAATTCGAACCGCTGACCAAAGCACAGGCCGAGCGGATCGCCGAAGAAATCGAAACAGCAGAACACCTGAAGAAGCTGCGTGCCCAGCGCGCGGCATGAGGAGAACTATGAGCACCATTCATGACATCCGAAACCAGCTATCAACCCTAGTCACCGAGGCGCACAAGGTTGCATGCGCCCTCGATATAGGTGACGAGCGAACCGAGGCCTTTGAGCTATACGAAGCGCTTCGTCGACTTCAGCGGCAGGGTGCCGCTGGAGAGGTTCTATCCGCAACCAATCCGCTTCTCGCCTCGCCATATTACGACGAGGACTGGGAGGAAGATGAAGACGACTGACGCAACTGATAGCCAGTTATGAGCTGGCTATTGGTGAGACAATATTATGTACTTTGCCGTTTCGCTGGAATGCAGGAATAATATTCGATGTACACAGTATTTCTGCTTTTCTGATGGGGTGACAATGAAAAAATTTATCCAGATTGACAGACGAATTGTTGTAAATGGAGTTTCATATCTAGTCAGATGTGAAGAGAAACCCAACGGTGAATGGTCTGTTTTTGATTTAGAAAGAAAGTTCAACATCATAACGCGCAACAAGCAAACTGCATTTACCGAGTGGGAGGCTGAAGCAAGCACTCGAAACGAATAGCATTTACTCGCACCTCTAAACCCGCTCTGGCGGGTTTTTTATTGGGATTTCACCATGCAATAAAACCCCATGACCTGGCTCATCGCCGCACTTATGGCGCTGGGCGCTCTAATCTCATTTCTTCACGAACCGGAAGGTGTGCAATGGCTGCTTTTAATGTGGGCGCATTAGTCCAAAAGAAGACCGGCGGTATCCATGGCGTGGTTGATAGTCAACTGGAGCCGGAAGGCGATCACCCGAAAGCCTGGGTGCGATGGGATGACGGCAATTATTCAGTGCACGCGGAAAACGAATTACGCGCGGCCACACCCGACGGCCCGCAGTTTTATAAAACAATGTCATAGGAGGGGAGATGGTTACAGCAGAGCCACTCACTGCGCAAAAGGCAGCGAAACTCCTGAAAGTCTCACCGAGAACTGTTTACCGTCTTATCGATTCGGGGCAGCTGGCCGGGAAGAAGATCGGGAACAAATACCGCACGACCGACGTTGCCTGTATTGCGTATTTACATGACCCGCGCGATCCTGTTCCTGCGAGCGCGGGTGAACATAAAGGAGAAATTTTATGTCAATCACCCTCAGAGGCGGCGTCTGGCACTGTCATTTCGTTACGCCGTCAGGGAAAAGAATTAGACGATCTCTTGGTACGGGGGACAAGAAACAAGCGCAGGAGCTGCACGACAAGCTGAAGGCTGAAGCGTGGCGGGTGGATAAAATTGGGGAACTACCGACGAGGACGTTTGAGGAATGTTGCATCAGGTGGCTCCGTGAGAAGGAGCATAAGCGGTCACTCGATGACGATAAGACCAAAATCGAATATTTCCTGCGGCATTTCTCCGGCCGGGATATTTCAACCATCACAGCTGATCAGGTTCATGAGGCTGTTTCGAAGATGGTCAACCGTAAGCATATTCAGGTCTGGGAGTCGCGCAGGGACGCGGCTATACGCCGGGGGAAGGAACCGCCTCCGTATGTTGAGAAACCGGTAAGCCAGGCCACAAAGAGTCAGCACCTTTCTTTCATGCGATCTCTGTTCAAGGCTGCGGCTAATGACTGGGGCTGGATTAAAACGGCCCCGGTTATAAAAACGAAAAAGCCGATCAGCAAACGCATCCGATGGCTGACCAGGGACGAGGCAGAACGGCTTATCTCCTGCATGCCGGAGTCGATAAAGCCGGTGGTGATATTTGCACTGGCAACCGGCCTGCGCCGCTCCAACATCATTGATCTGGAGTGGCAGCAGGTCGATATGCAGAGAAAGGTTGCATGGGTAAATCCGGAGAACGCGAAGGCGGGCAAGGCTATCGGCGTGGCTCTGAATGATACCGCATGCAGGGTGTTAAGGGATCAGATCGGGAAAAGTTCCAGGTGGGTATTCGTTCACACGAAGCCATCAACGCGCCCGGATAAAACCGTCACTCCGGCTGTCCGCAAAATGCGAGTGGATGACAATGTCGCCTGGCGCATTGGACTGGAAAGAGCGGGTATAGAAGACTTCCGTTTTCATGACCTCCGGCATACCTGGGCGAGCTGGTTAATTCAGTCCGGCGTTCCGTTGTCAGTTCTGCAAGAAATGGGCGGCTGGGAGTCCATCGAAATGGTACGTCGATACGCTCACCTGGCACCGAACCACTTAAGCGAACACGCACGGAAAATTGATGCCATTTTTGGCAACCATGACACAAATACGACACAAGGAGAAAATCAGGCTGGCTTGAAACTGGCGTAAGCGACTGTTTTTAAATGGCACGCCCTGTAGGATTCGAACCTACGACCTACGGCTTAGAAGAACGTAGAGCACCATTTAACACACTGTAATATCATTAGTTTTTCCGCGCTCGCGCCGGATTTGTGTCATTGCGTGTCGTTCTATGCTTCCGCGTTTCGTTATTGCTCATTAATGCATGACACATCTGTGACACAGAGAATGCACAGCCATGCAGCCTGGCATAGCTATGCAGTTTCCCCATTACATCACCGGGCAGTCGTCGAACTCACCAGAACGCGCATCGTTGATGCTGTAGGTGATCACCCCAAACACCGGCCGCGATGTATCCGACACATCGTCTTTCAACGGTAACGACTCCCTCCTTCCATTTTCAGGGTTTTCCAGACAAGGCTGCGGATGCGTCCTGTAACGCATAATCCTGAACTCACCGTCTATAGCGCACACCAGAAGAGAACCGTCTTTTGGTGTCAGCGACGAGTCGACGATAAGCATTGCGCCCTTCATTATGCCAGCTCGCAGGTATGTAGAGCCCGCTATCATCATGTACGTGGCTGCCGGATGCGCGATAAGCCGTTTGTCGAGCGATATGCGATCTTCAACATAGTCTGCTGCTGGAGATGGGAATCCCATGTTCTGCACCTCTTTAGCACTGTTTATACATACAGTACTATTAAAGGAGGTGTAGATCTATTTGGGTTCGCCTATTAATTTTTAAGGCTGAATTTCGGCAGGTTGTCACTGGAGTTAGAGAGAAGAACCGGAAACTTTGGTGTTCCAGATGCTATCCGCTGGCATATCCAGACGAACATCGATCCAGCTGTTCGCCGGGACGTCAATCGGTTCACCTTTGGTTTTGATGACCTCACCTTCATCGCTCAGGATATATTTTCGCTTGAAAAGACGGATTGTCAGCTCGCCGCTATCGGTTTGCTCTGCCTCAACCACTCCCAGCTCTCCCATGCCGCCGGGGTCCATTGGTGGCAGTAGCTGCCATCCCTCGGACGCCAAGCCTGCCGAACCTGCCAGCACGTAAACGCCCACCTCGAGGCGAGAAATGGTTATTCCCTCCGCCTCAGTGTTCGCCGTCCCACAGCCGCACCAGGAGAAGCCATCCTCCGCTATATCGGCGCGCTGGCAGGCTTCCTGGCTCGCTACGATACGGGCAACCGGAGACGCAGCCTTAAGGGTTCCATCGCTGGATTTCGTTGTATTTTGAGTTGAATAAAGTTCGTACCACGGTGTCCAGTTCCCCGCATTACACCCTCTAACTGCAGATTTACCAGCTGCTGTTATCTGCATCTGTACCGCTGTTGAAGTGGTTCTTACCATTGATAGCAACGGAGAATACGCATCGAAAAAGTTAACTGCACCAGCACCGCCAGCCGCAGAGAAAGCTGTCTGACGTCCCAAATTAGCATCATTAAGTCCGGGAGCACTTGTCGATCCTAATCCAAAATCACCTACTGAAAGCATATCCCCGGTGGAGCTGTATGCGTTCCTCGTGGCGCTACTTCCCAAACCGAGGTTTGTGCGAGCGTCTTCTGCCTTAGTTGCTCCGGTTCCGCCGTCAGCAACAGCCAGCGCACCGTTACTCCCTTTCAGAGCTAGTTTGCCGATGCCGGGGATCGTTACAGGGGTGCCGTTGATGGTTACGGTGATGGTCTGGTTTGCTGAGGTAGTAGCGAACGTCTCCCACGCGCCAATGTTCTCGTCGTACTCTTTGATGAGCTGCGACATGGCCTGTGCCAGGCCGTCGACTGAGATAATGTCCGACACAAGAATTCCATACTTCTGGCCGCTCAGCGCCGGGGAAGCGGCAGGCGTAACCGTCATTGACGTGGCGCTGTTCACGGATGAAATCTGGAACAGCTGCACCGGGTTAGACATGACGATAATTGTCTGGCCAGAGCGAACCTGGCTGGCGGGAGCTGTCCAGTTTGTGCCGGTGCCGGTTGCGGTATTTCCGTTAATTGCGATGGTGCCGGTGTTATAAAGCATGAACTACCTCACGATAATAACGATCGTTAAAAGCGATCAATCGTGTAAAATTGATCGCTCATATCAATCTGACTATTTTTTAAACTCAAATAAAATGGAAGTTCCCGCATAAACAGGAATGTTGAAATGAAACTTTTATTTGCTGCAGCGCTTTTGCTGGTGGCTGGATGTACGAACACACACACAGATAACGCATTCCAGATGGATTACCCGGTTGATGCAGCTCGTTTATCGCTGGGTGGTGATATTCATGTAAATATCGACTGCGCCACCAGAGAGGTGGATATTATTTCAGACAGTAGCAACGGAATATTCAGCCGCCATATTAATAAACGGTTAAGTAATATTTGCTATAAAAAAACGGAAAAGCTGGATGTGGTTTATCGCTTTAATTCAGCAAAGGGCGTGAAACAAGATATGATCGCGACTCATTATCCACGCGTTCCTCCCGTGTCAAATTCCAACAAACTGAGCGATGGGGATTCTTAAGCCCCGTCCCTGAAACGTCTGGCTCCAGTTGCGCTGATTTTTTGATATATATCTGCCCTGCAGCTGTGAGCCAGTCCATTTGAGCACCACTCCTGAATACCCGACAACCGTGCCATCATCGCTGAGATTCCCCGGGCAGTTGTTTATCAAAATCCAGGGGTTGAAGCTTAAACTGACTGAAAAGGTATTGTTCTGCAGGTCATAGTTCGCTGGTACGTCAAAGAACCCAACAACTCTCGGCATCTTAGAGGCTGATGCTGCACTCCAGATAAGGCTGCCGGCGCTATCAAACACATCGAGATAGCCGCTCTGGATGCCAATATTTCGCGCTGTTCGGATCATGCTTCCAGCATTATCTTCAAGCATATCAGCACCAGGAAAACCGTATTTGTTCGTACCCAGCTGCAGCCACCTTAAGCGCCCGTCATTCCAGAATGCCTGAGGAGTGCCGCCGAGTGTGCTGCCATCACCAAACGGGCTATCAACACGGTAAAAGCCTTTGTCGGTTACGGCCCCCAGCGCGCGCTGATCGTAAAACATGGTCGACCTGTTTTGCGAGTCCACCAGCAGTTTCCCGGCGCTGTTGTAAACTTCGAATCCGCTCATTGAAAGTTATAAACCTCAACATTGAGAGTGATTGCTGCACTTCCACCCGTGGGGAGATAGTAGAGAGTAAAGCCGCCGTTATAAGCGCGGCAAAAATACTCGTTTACAGTCACTCCAGTTGAAACGATTGTGACAAACGTCCCGTCCTGTGTTGCGCCAGAAAAAGCGACATTTTTTGACGTCTCTCCTGAAGCAAGCGAAACCGTTGCGCTGCCCATGTAACGGATCGCGTAATCGCTTAAATCCACTGCAACCCGCCCTGCACTGTCCCAGCACTGCAAACCCTGTGGCATTACCATAACCCCATTCTGACGCGCAGCACGTTGTTGCTGTCGTAGATGCGAATGAGAGTGCTGGATATCAGCATCCTCCCGCCCCCGGCCACACCGTTAATTTCGAACGTCCCTCCCTTATCAAGCTTCCAGCCTGCAGATCCAGCCACATAATTATTCGACTGGATATAGTTGCCGATTTTGGCGTTGTCAATGGTGCCGTCCTGAATGAAGCTGGCCCGGATGAATGTCTGCCCGTTCTGGATCACGAATGGCAAAGCCACGCTGTTTCCGGCCGCCGTGGTGACTGCGAAGCGATCAGCCAGGAAGATAACCTGCGACTGCATGCCGGATGGCGTATTCTCCACGCCGATCCCCATCCCCGCGGCGTAATACTGCCCGTTGCTGGAGACACCAACCTTGATGTTGTACATCGCCTTCAGGTCGCCGTTGACGTTGGCAATGGCCTGCGCGTTGGTGGTGATCGCAGAAGTGTGGCCATTGACGGTCGCCGTGATGCTGTTTACCTGCGTGGCCATAGCCTGCTGGTAATCCGAGAACGTCTGATTGAGGCTGTTGATGGATGCCTTGTTGCCGTTAACGTCCGTCTGCAGGCTCAGCAGAGCGCGCGCCGTTGCCTCCTTCTCGTTAACGATCACTTCATCAATTCGGTCAAGCTGCGCGCTGTTACCGGCGACCGACGCAGTCAGTGTTTTACGCGCTGCCACCTGTGCGAGGTTGCCCTGGATGATAGCTATGGCCGAGTTCTTCACGCCTCCCGTCATGCCGTCCATGGAGACAGACATTTCGTCGATCTTCACCGCAGCTTGCGCCAGAGCATCAGAATTTTCCTGAATATCCAGCGCCTGCTGTTCGAGCTGATTGTTCGCCTGCAGGATATCATCAGCCATGCCAGCAATTTTTGCATTGCTGTCCACTGCGCTCTCGATCAGGTCTTTGAACGTCTGAGATTCCTTCATGTCCTCCAAAATCACACTGGAGACATCAGAAACATCTATACTTGCCTGCCCACGAACCCATTCTGTGTATCCTGATTCGTTACCGGTTCGGTCAACCAGCTGTGCGCGGTACCAGAATTCCTGACCGGCCTTAAGGCCCATCTGCTGATAAAGTTTTAGAGGATAAGGTACAGACGCCAACAAAATAGGATTTGAACCGTCAGCCGTAACGCTGTATTGCAGCTCTGTGCTTAATGTGTCTGAGGTATCAGCAGGGAATCCCCAAGTGATATTGATCCCAAAAACGACATCTTCAGATGCTGTTAGCCCTACAGGTTTTGGAACGTCACCAGCGCGCCCCTTTAGGTGTGTAAGAGCAGACGTTGTCCAGAGGCTAGACGCACCTCCTGAGTTGATGGCGCGTACACGTACCAGATAATCACCATCGAAGATGCCAGGAACTTCGATATTGCGCAGCCCTGTATCCGGCACGTTAACCCACTCATTGTCGCCGCGCTTCCACTGCACGCGATAGGCTATGACATCTGCCTGTGGTTTGCCGTTCTTGTCGACCGGCGCATCCCATGATGCAGTCAAGGTGGCCACTCGCTGCCCCTGGCGTACTGCGTCATAGCTCGCTACCGCGATGTTGGCAGGCTGGCTTACAACACCAGTCGGTAACAGGCTGACTGGCGGCGCATCCAGGCGGGCATTGTTATCGACCGCATCATATTTTGATGCGTTATACTCAGCCCCGGTGATTGTGAAGGTGTTTTCTTCATCATCAAATCTCAGGTTCGTAACGCGGAAGTATTGCAGGCGCAACTGCCCGGCATCGATGACGAATACAGCGTTTGGTAACGGCTCTGCCGTGAAAGGCGTGGCAACCACCAGCTGCGTGCCGTTTACGGCCTGAATCACTCTGCTTTCAACGGCACCGCCCTGCGTGCGAATCATCAGTGTATCGCCAGCCACCGCGCTGGTACCGCGGTCAGTGGTCACTGCCTTAATCCCGGAATTGTACTCGGTGATGCGCCCACCATAAACACGCCCTGAAAGGCGTTCGTCGGCAAATGCAAATACGGTACCCGGCACGTAGACATAGCCATCAAGCCCGGTCTGTAGCGTAATCATCCTGTCGAGTGAGTTGGAATACACCGCCCACCCGCCACGGCGCTGCGCTTCGCTCTCGCGCGTACAGCCGATTGCGGTGATCTGCGTCTGCTTAAACTTGAACTGCTTAACCAGATCCGGGAACATCACCGCTGTCGTGCGGTCCTGATAGTGATTGTCAGGGTCGCTGAAGTTAATCAGCGCGCTGGAGAAGCGGGTCTTTTCACTGCCGCTCGAGTAAACCGGCTTGCCCACCACCGAAGCGCGGGTAAGGATTTGCAGCTTCGACGTGTCCGCCGGCATGTCAGAGACAACATTGAACATGTTGTTGCCCCAGAACGTCATGCCGTTAAAGCCTGCGGCGATATCCTTGATCACCTGCCAGGCGTCGGCCTGCGCCTGAATGTACACGTCAAACATGAAGCGCGGCTCTGTACCGCTACCGCCTTTTCCATCTGGTACAAGCTGATCACAGCGCTGCGCTATGCGATAAAGCTCCCATTTATCGAGCATTTCTGGCGTCACACGGCGGCCAAGTCCGAAACGCGGCTCAGTGAGCACATCGAACCAGATCCACGCTGGGTTATTCGTCCAGCCCCACTTAAATGTCCCGTCCCATGTGCCGCTATAGGTTCGGGCTATCGGATCGTAATTCGAAGGGATGCGGATAATACGCCCCTTCGGTTTACAGGAAATCTTCGGGATATTGTTGAACGATTTGGCGTTGAACGACACATACAGCAGCGCCGTATGGGGATAGCGCAGGCGCGCATCAATCACCTCAGTGATTGCCTGTACCTGCGTTTTATTCTGCAACATCTGGCTGGTGCTGTCGTCAGTGTCGCGTACCACGCGAATCTGCCAGCCCGTACTGGCTTTCGGAAGATTAATGCGATGGGTCAGCTCATACAGCGAACTGAGTTTTTCAGTAACCGTTTTGGTTAGCATTGTCTGGTATGCCCCGCCATCAACCGCAATGTCGATGTGATATGTGACAGTAGTTCCGACAATGTCTCCGTCGTTTTCCTGCTGCTGCAATCCAGGTATACCAATACGAACGAGAACCGCGTCAATCTGGGTATTACTCAGCGCGCGCGTCCATGGTGTGGCCTTTGTCAGCGATACGCCAACCGTAGTTTCATTCTCGACTGCAGGGAATCCCGGTATTGGTGTCTGGGTCTGTGTGCCAGGCCGGAAATCCCATGACACATTTTCAAAATTCATCGTTCCGTCGGGGTTTCCCAACGGCGTACCGTCCAGGAATATCCGGGTCGCATCCAGGCCACCAGCAAACTCCCCCTCCCCGAGCGCCAGCAGCATGCGGCAGCGCGCCATTGACTGCGCCGAATCGGGCTGTTCTACAGGTGTGTGCTGCTTCTGGCTGCCACCCTTTGCACCAGTGATCGCTTCCATATTACATCCATAAAAAAAGCACCCAATTGGGTGCTTGATAATCAGAAAGGAGTTTTCAGATGTCTTCAGCGACTATGCCTGCACTGATGATAGCGCCGCCGATCTCGCGCTCACCATAAAGAAGCGCGACCGGGTTTCCCATCGCAAGGGTATTCACTGAACCACCGAAGGCATAAGAGGGTTTATTGTCAGGATCGTCTCGCCCCTGTAACCCTTTTGGCTGTGGCGAAAGCATCTGGTAAATGCCGCCGGCCATCATTGATGCGCCCGACATGATAAGTCCAGCACCAAATGTCAAACCTGCGCCAGTCCAGCCGGTTGCCACTCCTGTGATAATGCCAGCAACGACCATTACAGCGCCAAGGATCGTCTGAAACAATCCTGCTTTTTTTGCCCCCTCCATTACAGGAGCAATACGAATATCGCTGTCACCACCCAGCTCCTTGAAATCCTGTTCTCCGATGTTGCGTTTGCCACGAAACACCGCGAAGGTCATGCCGTTTTTTTTGGCATTCATGAGAAAGCTTTCCAGTCCGTCGAAGTTGATACACAGAGCTTTGACAGCTTCGGCAGATGTCTGCACTGCCAGCCGGTGCACGCGCCCAAACCGGGCGCCCAGTGCGCCATACAATCGAATCGTGGTTAAACGCGCCATGGCTTTATCTCCTGCGGCAGGTTTTTGTGACGAACGCAGATCATCGTGCGGTCTTTGAAATAGCCTCTGGAATATGGGGTAATGCATGAAGGCTGGCCGTAAAGATGGTGGAGTAGTTCACCTTCTTCAGTGATGATCCCCGCGTGGTTCCACTTAGCGGATTCAACCTGCATGATGACCATGCAGCCTGGCGCGGGGTCGCATTCGACAAACCCTTCCCGCTCCCAGTTTTCGAAATAGAGATTGTCCGGGTACTGGCTTTCCCACCACGGGTAATCGACGCGAAAATCGTTCAGCGTGACGCCCTGAATGGCGTGCCAGTCCATAATCAGCCCCCAGCAGTCATTCGAGCCCAGGATAAACGGACGCCCAATAAGCGGCACCGACTCCGGCATTATCTCGGCGTATTCATCGCTGTCCGGCGCGTAAATGCCCCAGACCACGCCGGAGTTATTGCACTGTTGTCGGTCCAGATCGGACGGAATAGGCCGGGCACCGTCGCCAGGGTGGGAGTGGATGACGCGAATAATCGTCCCGATATCTTCGGCGTTAGCCCAGTGCTCGCCGTCGATGCGGAAATGCTCTGTCGGATTTTCGTGCGTATTCGGCACGGGAATGTAGCGCTGGCGACGGCCAGACTGAATAACGAAGCCACAGCACTCACGCGGGGATTCCTCCAGTGCATGCACCCGGATAGCTGCCATTATGGTTTTATTCATTGGTACGTCCGGTTATCGGATAAAGAGAACGGTTGCCGGGAAGCCACCAAAATCGAGGATTGCCGCGTCAGGGTCTGCCAGGCCAGCGCCAAATCGTTTACGGCAGTCACTGAGGCAGCCGCCGCACACATCCAGCGCCGGGTCAGCGACAGGATTACCCTTCGCATCAAAATACGCCGTGCCGTTGTAGGTGCAGCCGTCGCCGCTACGGTATTGCCCGCGCAGCGCCCACTCGCAGAGAGAGGTGATTTGCCGTGTAGGAATGACCAGATTTTGCAAATCGGCCGGGCTGCTGAGTGACCAGGTAACTACCTCGTCGTCTTCGGAGGTTTTGGTGTCAAGCCAGAAGGTTTGAATCGTGAACATTGAGGAATCAGCTGTAGGATTTACACCGCCAGCGTAATTCACGGCATCGAGATAAACCGCATAGGTATCGATAATGCTCACTTTGGCGTTAACCATATCCTTAAATTGGAGGCACAGCGCCGTGATATGACCGTCGAGGTTGGAAACGCTAAGAGACGGCTCCGCCGCCTGGTCTGTTGATAGCTCCAGGCCTGAAACCTGAAACGGCCAAAAATCGTAGGTATTGCCACCGAAGAAGATAGGCTTGGGTCCGAGCTTTTGTTCATCTCCATTGGCAGCATCAATTTCTTCCGGCGTATGGGGGAAAGGTGCGTAGTGGAAACGGTGGATACCACCACTGAACTCTGAGGCGTCAACTTCAACCAGGCGGACTCTGCCACCTGGTGCCAGCATCGCCGCCTGATCGACTAATGCCATTATGCATACACCCCATAAGCCCGTTTGATAGTGAATGTCAGCTCAGCGAATTTGCTGCTGATCTGATTTTTCCGCACAGAATCTGCGACTACACGGTAAAGCCCCTTCTCTTCTCCCGGCGGCGTGATGATGAAGGCCTTCACGGTATGAGCCAGGAGGAAATCACGGACTGCATCAACCTCAGCCTCTGCTCCTGTATGCTTCATCGGCACCTGAATGGCTGTGGAGTTGATGCCATTCTCAGCCACCTGCTCATAGCCATCGCCGAACTGCGCCGCGCGCACCGTCTGGCTGTACTCAATCGCGCCTGCACCGAGTTGCGAGCGCCAGGCGTAGGTTTCAACTGCCATATTTTCTCCATAAAAAAACCCGCCATAAGGCGGGCTTGGATGTAGCGTATTAAACAAAAACCCGCCGAAGCGGGTTTAGATTTGATTCTTAAACTCTAAAGCATACGATGCCAATAGTCTCATTCGGTCAAAATTCTGAGCTTTACTGTGCGCTAACGGGTCGAAGAGAGCGATAAGAGAATATTGATTTTCATCAAATAGATTCTGAGCATATAGCAAAGCCGAATCTGAGGTTCTATCCCACTGTGGCGTACTGGAGTCTATCTGCTTACCTTGAGGTGTTAGCAGTTTGTTCTCATGCAAACCTAAATGGATATGCATAAGGCCAGAACCCTGAATATCTGCTGGCCTTGCATAATCAGTATCTCTTCCAAAGTAGTGGGGTAGCTGATTAGTGGCCTTATATGCTGAAAAATCATCAAGTAATGATTGTTTCAAGTGCGGAAACTCAAGGAAGATAGGTTTAAAGAAGAAGTCGTAACTTTTAACATTATATGTGACAGTTACGTGCATCCTTCACCTCAATGGAAACGACCAGAGAAAAAGGTCTCTGTGCCATATTTTGCCAGTGAACGCAGCCCTTCCATATCAATCTCGCTGGTGAAATTGTCAGCAGCTTTAGTCATTTGGGCAATTAAATGATTCAACTTTGTAGAAGCTGAGCGGGCTTCAGCAATCGTCATCAAATACGGTTTCAGAAGTTCTTTGTCCGCCTCAGAGCAATTCTTAAAGACGTTTTTCAAACCACCCTCAAGTCCGCGTAGCTGAAGTTCAACCAGATCCGTTTGAGCAGGGTCCAGCTTGCGAATATAATAGTCACGCTCATTTAAGTGAGCATCAGAAAGGAGAACGTAACCTTTCTGTAACATCTCTTTCAGCCCCTTGATGAATTCGAGGGACTCCTCCATCTCAGGGCTAATCATGTGCGCGTTCGCTGCCACACTTGCCTGAAGAGTGTAAAACGATGGATGTGGCTGCGGGCCTTCAGAGCAATGTAATGCGGCTGTTTGCTGCATCAGCAAACCAATAGCGGCAGTAGTCTTAAAGGCATCAAAAAAAGGCATATTTCGCTTATCTTTTTCATTCTTAGGCATAACGTCCTCCCAGTTTCCTTGGAGCACCTCTGACAAGAAAGGCCGAAGATAAGATTCTTCAGCCCTATAAAATTCATGTTCTGTTATTCATCTTAATACCATTCGTCATTTTTGAGCAACGGGCGTATCGCTCAAGATCCATTCACGTTCGACGAACTTAGAGGCGGCCACTATGCAAGTTAAAGGCATTTTCGCAGAAAATGCCCCTCAGGTAATAGTAAACTATTGTCACGATCACAGGAGATAGGTTGAACCTATGGTTCGCTTCAAACGGTCAAAATCTTGCTCAATAGCACTTTTTGCACAAAAACCGTGTCCAGATAGCAATGCACCAACCAAAAGATTGCTGTAGTATTTGGCCCCATCTGAAAGAGGCGCTCAGATTTTAACCAACAAGACCGAGCCTTGCGCCGACAAAAAAGCCCCGCGTCAGCGAGGCTTGTTGGGCTATAGGCCCGGGAGGTCTTGGTTAGTGGTTAAAATGCGGTTGGGTAAATCCCAAATTCTGAACCAGAGCCGTAACCTATCCTGTAAGTTAATACCTTACCTTCGATTACTTTACCTGCCTGTTCACTCATACCCCCACCACACATTCCTTTTGGCCACGCGCTGAAGATGTGATCCCCCAAGGTGGGGTAGATTGTGATTTTTTGTTCAGGGTCAAGATCGGCAACTTCACGCCCATCGACATAAACCCTCGTCAAACAAGCGCTCCCCACATAACCAGAATCACGTTTAATCACAACCTCCCCGGTGCCAGCCTTTTTCGTAAAGAGAGTGTTATCAAGAATTTGTTTCGCTGGCGCTGGCTTAGCCTGCTCAGTTGAAATTGGCTTGGTGGCACATCCAACCAAAGCGATGATGCCCATGACCAAAATAAGTTTCTGCATGCCCCTATCTTCCTTCGGTGAAAGCTCGGACTAATCCTAACAGCATTCAGACAAAGGCAAAACCCGCAGAAGAGGGCTATCTACCTTTGCTAAAGTTGTAAATCATGCCACCAGGCTTAAGGTGCTTCTGGATAACCTGCAACGCAGCGTTCTGCATTTCATCAGCAAGGGCACGGCCCATAGCATCACCGGAACTGGATGTTTGGGTTGTGACCGAACCACCAGCATCAACGTTAACGGTGATATTAATAACCGGAGCCATACCGCCACCGCCCTGGGCGCGTACGCCCAACCGTCCGGCGGAGTCCCGAGTAAGTGGCATGATTGCTTCAGCACCAGCCTCTGCGAATACACCGCCCTTCGCAAACTTGGACGCCCCCTGGAAAGTAAAATACTGGGGAGAGTCGTATACCCCATTAACGTACTTACTGAGCCCGGGCGAATCATAAACACCGCCTTTAGCGTTAAAAGTTAGGCCAGCGGCAGCGTTCGCGTAAGATCCCCCTGGTGTGCTCCCGCCTTTGCTGCCACCGCTTATCCAGCCCATCGCGGCCTGTACTGTATAGGCCACTATAAGTTGGTTGGTTATCTCGAGGATCATCTTGAGCATCGACTTGCCGAACTCTTTAACTGACGCGGTGCCAGTTGTCATAAGCTCAGTCAGCATGTTGCTCAGGCCGGTCAGCGTGGAACTGGCAACGTTTTTAACGGCGTCGTAAGTGTTCGTGGCCGCGTCCAGATATTCATTCCATCCAGCAACAGCCCCCGCTTTCCAGTCGCCCCGCAATTTGTCCTCTTCGGCGTAATATTTCCTGAGAGCCGCCAGTTCTTTTTCATACCCGGCATCCTCAAGTTTACCCCCACCGTTGAGCCAGCCCTGGCGAAGCTGCGCCTCTTCCATCATGCGCTGCGTTTGCCGACTGCTGAGGCCTGCACTATCACGCAACGCATCGGTTTTTTCCGACATCTGCGTGACGTATTTATTCGCCTGCTGCGCCAGGCCGTTAATCTTCTGCTGCGCCTCTACTTCCTTGTTCTTCTGATCAACCACCTTGGCGGCGTTCAGAATCGCCTCACGGCTCGACAGTAAAGATTTTTCCTGAGCAGTCAGCGCGCGGGTTTTGGCTGCCTCATCCAATTCAGCGAATCGAGATTGCTGTTTACTGAACTCGGTGTTTTTAGCGTGGGTTTCGCCAGTTTGTCGGAGGGTCTCGAGCGTTTCGGTTAACGTTCTGGCCTGGGCGCGGTAGTTCTCCAGGGTGCGATCGCCAGCTTCCAGAGTGGCTTTCGCCTCTTTGGTCTTTTTGGCTGAGTCCTCAGCAAGCTTTGAAACGGCATCCTTAGTTTGCCGATCAACTGAGCCTGTGCCTTTTACCCCCCCGCCAAGACCATTCTTCGCTTCCTCCTCCCATTGCCACTGGGATTTACTGAGATTAGCAATGTGCTTGTTGTACTCAGCGGTAAGCTGAGTATATTCCTTGCTTGCTGCCTCTCTGTTCTTGGCAACGCTCTCAGCGAGCCCATCAAACCCCATGGATTTGATGAGAGTTTCCCCGCCCGGAAGTTTGTTAGCAATATCCGTGAACCCGGTGATCATCCCCCCCATAATTTCAAGGGAGACCTCTTTCATCTTGACGAAAAGGGCTTCAAACGAAGTGCTCAATAACTTGAACACCTCGATAACCTGATTTCCCCAAGCCCGCACAGTAATTCCGATTTGGCCGAAAGTGTCAGAGGCGAATGCTTTTAGCCCAGTCCATGCTTTGCCAATATTGTCCGTTGCCTCAATAGTCTCCTGTGCGCGTTTTTCCATGACGCCAGCAAACAGGTTAATGGCTTCGGTAACAGCGGCCTGCTCACCCTTCTGCTTACGAAGCTGGATGATGTGCTTAATCATGGCCTCATCAACGAAACCATATTGCTCATTGAGGCTGGCCAGCCCTTTAACCGGATCGCTGACAATCTTTCCGAAGTCGGCCATTGCCGCTTTGGTATCATTTCCGGCCTTACCCATGAGGGTGATGGTCGTTGCGACCTGTTTCATCTGGCTGGCGGTATATTTGCCAGTATCGTTCAACGTAACCAGCGTATCGACGGTGGAGCTGATCGATGTATTCGTCTTGCCAGCCACTTCCTCAGCGGCCTGGTTGAGCTGCTGCATTGAGGAGAAGCCAGCCCCACCCATCATGATGACAGAGCGTGCCACCTGGTCAAATTGCTCCGAGGAGTTATACGCTGCGGCAGCCAGCAGGCCGATCGTCCCAATCAGCCCACCAAGTGCGATCGTGGTTGGGTTAATCATCCCAGCCATACTGCGGATGTATTCTCCGACGCCGGACAGCGCCCCCTGAACCGAGCCAAACTGGTCTTTAATCTGCCCGCCCTGTTGCAGCAGAATCAGGAACGGCGACTGCCCACCAGCTAACTGCGTGGCGATATCCGTGAACTGAGCCGGAAGCGTACGCATTGCTGCGCTGTACTGACCAACGGAGATTCCAGCGCGCCGGGCAGCAGCTTCCTGCCGGGATAGCGCTTCTGGTAGTACGTCTGCGACACCAGAGAGGCGCTCACGCGTCTGGTTAAGGATTGTGTTGAAGTGCTCGAACTGAGCACCGTTAATGCGCCCAGCTTCGAAATGGGCCACCAGCTGTGCGTGCTGTTCATCCAATGAATTGAACGCGCGGATAGTCGGGTCGATGGATCCAAGAAGGTTCTTTAACGCTGTGGACTGCTTCTCTGCCGCCTGGGTAGCGGCTAATTCGGCCTGAGCACGCGCCGCCGCTTCGCCAGTGTCGGTCAGCTTGAGACGGGTGTCGTCCAGGATTTTTTGATAATGAGTAAACTCCTCAGTATCGAGTAACCCCTTGCTATGAATTGTCCGCAGTTTTTGCTGCTGATCATCAAGCTTACCTAAGGCTGCGAGAGTTGGATCTATGCTTTCAAGCAGCCCCTTGAAGGATTTTTGTTGCTCCCATAAAGCCGCTGCGCTCTGCTTGCCGGCATCGGCCCCAGCGCGAAACACGCTATTTAAATCATCCGCTTTATCTACGGCGCCCGCCGCCGCCTCGCCGAGCCTATCCAGTTCATTGCTGGCTGTTTTCAGGTCGGATACATCGGCCCGCAAAGTAATCGAGGCGATTTGGTCTGTCATTATTTCGTCTCCTTATGCATTACCTTGAGAGCCTCGCTTTCCATAATTTGAAGGTCAGCCATGCAGGCCGCCGCATCCTCAACCCCGTGTAACTTGAACATCCAGGGGAGAACGTTGTAATCAAGGCCGGTCGCCCCGCTCCCGCCGACGCGCCACTGGGTAGCCAGCGCAGAGAAGATGGTGAAGGACTCCCATACCGAGGGCAGGATCCCCACCTCTTCCTCAACATCTTCAGGCGTTAAACCAAAAGCGCTCAGCTCCGCAAGCGTCGGTCCCGGCGTATACAACGCTGCGGCGACCTGCCTCAGTTTTTTTCGCGAATCCCCATCAGCTCTTTGGTGTACGCCATGCCGATGCTGTCAAAAGCACGCGGATAGTTTTGCAGGAGAACAATAACGTTTTCGCGGGTAAACTCGTCAGGAAGAGCCCATCCTTCGACAATTTCCATGAGATAGTCAGCTTGCGGCTCGATAACAGCCTTTTTACCTTCCGCAGCCTTTTGCATCTTCGCATCCATGGAGCGCAGCTCTTCCAACGTTTTATGGCGGAAAGTGAACGTCAGCTTGCCGTCTTCGGCGCCAGCGCGCGGAATGCTCGCGGTCACAGAAAAAGTTGGGTTGGGGATCAGAGAAAATTTGGTCATTTCGGTTCCTTAGAAAAGAAAAACCCGCCGTAGCGGGTTGAATATTCGAGTGCGTGATGGGGGTGTTATCGTTTGTACAGCAGACCGCCTGGCTTCAGCGCATTGCGAAGAGCATCGTTCACCGCTTCGTGCATCGCCTGTTGCAGGCCAGCTACTGAAGCTGTTTGCGCATCAATCTTTGCCTGGAGGGATGCGAACAAATCGCTTTCGCGTACGGCGGAGATAATGGCTTCGCACATCTCATCATTGAGGCTGGTTTTGGTGGCATTATTGCCATCAGCGGGATTAGCTCCATCATGACTAATTGCCCCAGGGAAACCACCAAAAGCCAGATCACCATTGAAGGCCGTCTCTTCATTATTGCTGGCTGATTGAGCGGCTTCATGCACCTTAAAGCGGTCAGCCATAAACTCAACGTTGCTCTGGCCATCTTCAACACCGAGGGTCATGCCAGCTTCGTGTAATTTGCCAACGTTGTTGATATTCAACTTCACGTTATAGTTCGCAGATACAATGCCACTGCCAATAAAGGCATCCTTGATAAAGACCTCGCCTTCTTTGACGCCAATAGCCAATCCCGTGGATTTATCCTCTGTTAATCGTTCAACGCGGAAACTGAATGGACTCTTTTCATAAAGCCCCATGGCAATCGTTCTTTTCCCATTACGATCGTAGCGGGCTGTATACTCGGCCGTTTGAAGCTCATGGCCATCGTCACGTAATATGAGCACCATATCTTTATTCATTTCTCATTTCCTTTTAGACGTGAGCCTGTCGCACGGCAAATCCGCCGAAAGTTAACGGTTTGCCCAGGCTCACAGCTGAAAGACTTTCTTCGATGTGCGCGTGCGATGCGCATAAAAAAGCCCGGCGTACCGGGCCCGAGTGGTTAGCTGACCGTGACAGTACACGCAGCCGAGGTGATGGTTTTTCCCGCGGCGTCGGTGACTTCACAGGTGTAAACGCCAGCATCACCGGATGCGACAGACGAAATGTTGAACGTCGATGCGGTTTTGCCCGGAATAGCGGTGCTGCCTTTCTTCCATACGTAGGTGTAAGGTGCTGAGCCGCCCTTCATTACCACCGCCAGATCCAGCGCTGCGCCTGTGGCAACCGATTTGGTGGCCGGCAGGTCGGTCAGGAACGCCAGCGGCGTCACGGATGAATCGGCGATCGGGTAAATCTGCATGTCCGATTCGAAGTTCATACGCGCTTCGTTACTTTCCACGGCGTTGATTTCCGTGCGCGGTACGCGCTGGAACGATACTTTGGCTGAGTAGAAACGATCGGCTTTGCCGCGTGGGTTATGGAACCAGACCGCCGTTGTATCGCTGGAGTCATCCAGGTCAATGAGGCGTTTGTAGATCGCCAGTTGAGGGTCATGCGCAAAGGTGTAAACCTGAACCACCGCGTTTTTAAACGTTGGGATAGTTCGCGCTTTGTCATCTTCGAGGAACTGCACACTGATGGTCTGCTGGTCACCACCTTCAGTTGATAGTGTCATCACCTGAGGCATGGTGATCCATGAGTCGATTTTGCGCAGCGTTCCCGCGCCAGTGCCTGCCGGGAATTTGGTGGTGTCGGTAGTATCGAGTGCTTCCAGCACGATTTTATTACTGGTCACCGATTTTACGCGCAGCACCATGTTATCGAGCTTTAACCAGCCGGAACTCACCTGAACTACGTCACCGGCCAGAATGCCGGAGGCCGATGCAACGGTCAGTTCGCATTCCGTCGCGTTAGAGGCTGCGGTAAAGGTGATTGGGGCTTGATAGGCCTTGGCCACGTTCACACGCGAGCCGTTAGGGATTGCGAATGCCATAGCACTCTCCTGAATTTAGCTAATAAAAAACCCGCCATCTGGCGGGTCAGTAGTCAGCGCGGTACTGCATGCTGACGGGAATGGTGTAGGTTATGGAGCCACTGGACCCGTTGGGCGCCGAGGTTGGCCGGTCCTGGATGGGTTGTCTCACCTGCGGCGGCCCGTTGATGTAAACCGTCAGATCACCGTCCACCAGCGGCAGTCCTTCAGGGAATGCATCTGCCACCGACTGGGCCAGCCCTCTCGCCTGGCTCACGCCTGAGCCTGCGGGAGTAATGATGTTTACCTGCAAGATCCCCTGATATGTACGCAACTGACCTTCCAGATCCTGCCCCACGGTTTGCGCCGGAAGAACGTAAACACGCCCGTACGGCGCATTATCCGGTGGAGTAAACGCGATGTTCGGCCAGGCCAGCGGCAGCCCGAGCGAGGAGCAGATAACCGCGACGCGACCTTCCAGCAGGCCAGCGATACGCATTGACTGATCACCGGCCATTGCGCACCTCGCTCATTGCCTCACGGAATAGCTGCGCCGCGTCGATAGCTGTAATGCCCACCATCCCGCCCGGCGCCTGGGTGGAATGACCGTTTTCCAGCGCTGCCGCATATGGCAGGTTATTGGTAAAGTAAATCGAGTTCACCTGCCCCACCCGGAACACTTCGAGCACCGCCAGCCCGCGGGAGTTGGAACCCTGCCCCGAAGCGTCCGGGGTATCGTTCGTCTCCGTTGGCTGGCTATCGAACCCGACATACCAGTTGTTCTTGAACCGACCACCGACATAACCCTCAGGCTTTTTGATGTCCATCGAGTCGTTTACGCGCAGGCCGCGCTTGAGCCGCCCGGCTTTGGTGAGGTTAGCCGGATTATCACGTAGGTTCGCGTTATGCTCCCGAACTGCATCGTTATAGGCCGATGCTGTCTGGTTCACCTGCCAGAGGTCGGGGTTACCAATTGGAGACATCTCCACCAACTGAGCGAGGATTTTAATACCCGTCCTGCGTACCACCTCATCCACCTCCTCTTTTGAGCTATCCACGAACAACTGAATGGCAGCCAGGAACGGCTGATTAGCAGTACTGGCCATACTCACGCCCTCAGTTGGATGTTGTAGGAGATAAGCACATCAGCAGGCTTAACCGGATTCGGCTGCACCACACGCCACTTTTTGCCGTCGATTTCAATGCGGTCATCAATGCGCACTTCCGTTTCGAATGTGGCCGCCAGCTTCTTATCGCCGGTGGCGATCATGGAGCCGTCGATTTCTCGGGAGGAGTATTCGGTGATAACTCCGGTCACGGTCGCGGTAATTGCCGGGGTGGTGACCTCTTTCCCGAACTGATCGCGAGTGGTAGTGCCGCCGCGGGTCAATTGGTAGGACTTGCCATTCTCCCTCAGCAGCCGAGTTGCCGTGGCGCGCATGCGGCGATAGTCGATTGCCATGCTACCCCCTTTCGATCCGGACCTGGTTGCCGCCAACCACAAGCCCGCGCAGCGAGGAATAGAACCAAGGGAATGATGGAGTAGCCTTATTCGTTCCCGGCTCGTACTGCACAGAGACGGCCCCCTGTACGCTCTCAGCTATGACCGCGCCGCCACCGGAGACCGACGGCGTGAGGTCAATCTCCTGCGACTCAATAGCCAGGCGGCATTGGGCATCAATCAGGCGCTGTGGAATAGCATCATCCTGCAGCTCCACACCATCGAAGCGTACGCCTGAGCGAGGCCAGGATAGAGGCTGAGATGCGCTGGAGCGCTGACCGCGCCAGGCCTTCCCTTCCAGAAAGTCCATTGCCTGCATCAGCATCTGGCTACACTCGCCATCTTCGGCAGGTATGGTGTATCCGCGCGCGGCGGCAAAGACCCGCAGGTCGGACGCGCTGGCGTAGCTGTTAAAGTCTGGAGAGTGGGGATCAGCAACCAGCATGGTTATTCCTCCAGACGCCAGTCCAGCGCCTGCCAGTTATCCACTTCGTCATGGTGAACCTCAGCGCTCAGCGGGCCGCCGGGGAACTCTGGGGTGTCACGCACCATGACCACCAGCTCAATACCCTGCTGAGCTGCAAGCTTTTCCGCGTCACGCTGCGCGCGCTGCTCTTTGGTTAATCCGGCCATTGGGCCTCCTGAATAACAAAGGGGCCGAAGCCCCCCCTGGGTTAACCCATGATGATGGTGGAGTGTTCAGGCTGAACAGATGCCACACCCCATGCCACGCCAACCTCGTAACGCACCTGACGGTACTGGCGATAGAGCGCGATCTGGAAGGTGATGCCTGACACCGGGTCGGTAACATTCATCACATCGTCGGCGGTGTCTCCGCCTTTTGGCATTGCCGGGGTGCGGCACGCCAGCAGGAAAGCATTGCGGTCGAATGCCATGTTTGGTGTGAATTCGCTCACAACGGTAATAGCTGTCTGGTCTGCCAGATCCTGGCGCAGTCCCGGTGCTGCGATAGTGATGCTTGAGGCCGTAGAGGCCACAACCAGATACTGGTTAAAGTCGCCATCGAACTTAACCGCAGTGCCTGCTGCGATACCACCGGTACCTGTGGAGATAGCGATGATGATATCGCCTTCCTGCTTCGCGCCGTTGACCGTATAGCCCGCCGCCGTACTTTTCGCTGTGCGCTTGATGTTGGCGGATTCGTGAAGGTTAAAGCCCATCACGCGGCCAATAATACCTTCACGCAGAAGCTGATCGGTACCTGCTTCGTTCGCTTTGAACAGAACCGACTGTTTTCCGCGAATTGAGGCCATCGCTTCGCCGCCCAGCACCATGCGCATGTCGGTAGTCGGTGCACCGTTATCCACTAAAATCTGACGCGCCAGCGCTGCATCAGACAGATCGTCTTTAATGCTGAATGGCGTCTCTTTTGGTGAACCAACTGCACGGGAAGATTTGTAGAACAGCGCAGCCAGGTCTGCGTCCATTTCGTTGCTCAGCGCGCGGAAGGCCTGAGAAAACTGATCGGCAAGGATAACGTCGTAGTTACCTGATGGCCCCATCGCCAACTGTTCTTCACCGTTCCATTTGACCGGAGCCATTTTTGATTTGGTGATTTTGACATCCACGGTACCAATGTTCTGATCACCGTCGTTTGGCGCGGTTGCCGCCGGAGTGATATCAACGGTGGTGGTTTTTGGTGCTACCGGTGCGGTCACGGTTTGGTCTTTGGCCGCGGCATCGGCCTTAGCGTTACGAGCCACTGCCGGGATAAAACCTACCTGCTCACGTGAAACGCGGTTAAGCGCCGTATAAATGGTCGGGATCAGGCCAGTCAAAGTATTAGACATGTATTTATTCCTTTCGATTAATCAACGATGCTTGTGCCGCCGCCAATCACAGCCTGTTGCTCTGCTGGAGGTAATGCATCAAACGCATCGCGTTTCATGGTTTTTTGCCCGGCCTGGTGCTGCGACTGGTGAGAACCGCCGCCGCTGTTACCGGACGCTTTGAGGATGTAATCTTTCTGCGGATGCGACTCGACCAGTGACTCCAGCGCTTCGTCGAAGCTAGCCAGCTCGCCAGGCTTGGTGCGAGAGAACACCTTATTGCCCTGACCGTCGAAGGCCACGACCTTGCCGTCTTCGATTTTGAAGTTCTGCCCGAAGTACGAACGCACGAACTCAGCCGGGATCGCCATCTTCTCTGAAATGAATTTGGAGCCACCGAAGCGGCCGCCGATCATCTCGTCGTAGAGTTGAGTTTCCAGTTGCTGGGTCTTGCTGTTCGCCTCTTCGAGTTGCTGTTGGAAAACTTTGGTGATCTCCGCCTTTACCTGGTCAACGGCACCAGCATCGATCAGTTTTTTCTGGTCGATTTTGGTCATCATCTCCAGGGCTTCGAGCGCCTTGGCCGGGTCGGTGATGCCAGAGAATTTCGCGAGACTGGCTTCCGCCGCCTCCTTCGCTTCACGGTGAGTTTTAGCTTCACCGTTCAGGGAGGTGATTTTGGTCATCGCTGCGGCTGCGTCGAACGGGATCTCTTTGCCGTCATCATGGATGTACACAGGCATACCGTTTTCAACGACCACATTTCCGTTAGCATCAAGTTTCAGTTTCATTGTTTTTGCTCCAGCCTTCCGGCCATTGGTAATAGGTCATCCGACCCGGTCACCGCGTCGCATCCGCTCAACGGCAGGCATAAAAAAGGCCGCCGAAGCGACCTATTTGTTCTTTTGCTCCCTCATGAAGCGCCACATTTCGTAGATACTTCGCGAGGATATGACTATTGCCGCCAGCCCCAATGCAATCGAGACCAAGCCAACCATTATCTGAGGCATGATTACCCCTCAAACGCCGACGCATCCACGCGGCGCAGTTCGTCCAAGGTAAGGAACTCCCCGGCATCGTTGAACATCTCTGGTACCGTGATTTTGCCGTCACGCAGCATCCGCGCGCGAGTAACGCCCAGCACCTGCTCCTGCCGTGCGTACGGTTGCCTGACGAGCCATTCGGCATAGCTGGTATGCGATGGCACCTGTCCGTCCATTGAGGCGCGCGTGGCGATGCTCAGCTCGCCAGAGGCTATCTGCATCTCTTCCCACGATTTGGTAATCAGGATTTCACCGGAGCGACAGCAGAAATGAATTTTGCCGGGTCCGCGCAGATACGGAATTTCATGCCCCAGCGGCTTGCCGTCGAGCGTGTAAAGCTTTCGGTCGCGGATAATGCACCACTGGCTGGTATGAGTGTCCAGCGTTGAGGACCACTGTTTGGCCTTTACGATATCGCTGTTGCCCTGTGCGAACTCCTGACGCGCAGTAGCGGCCATGTGATTTACAGCCGTGCGGGCCACCACCGCCAGGTCGCGACGTGAGGCGTTAATCACCCCATCTTCACGATTGAGTTTCTGCGTTCCGGCAACGCGTTTAACGATCTGATCTACCGTTTCACCCTGAAGGAAACCGGTGCGCACAGCGTTGGTGATTTTATCCAGCCGATCCGTTTCAAGCTTCTGGCCCCACTCCTTCAGCAAGCGCCCCTGGAATGGCTGAGCCACTGCTGAGGCGTAAACCTGCTCAGGCGCGATGCTCTGGAGCGGTACATGCCTGAGGATCTGCTTCGGAATGATGTTGCTGAAAAGGTCAAACTGATAACCGACCTCATACTCAACGTAGCGCGTCAGTTCACGTGCCAGCGCAGCATTCACCGGTTCATAGGCCTGTTGATTCAGTACGCGCACACCAGCCAGCAGCGAAGCCAAGCGGCGAGCGCTGTAGGTATCGGCACGCTTACCATCCAGCAGCACCAGCAGTTTGGCAGCCAGGTCGGCATCCATCTTGCTGAGCAGCGCCACCATCCGACGAGCGACGCCAGTACCGTAGCGGTTTACATACAGGCCGTGCGCTATCGTTTCGTCCTGCAGGCGGTCGTTAACGGAGCGGGCCATTTCACACCCCCGGCGGTGGTTCACTCAGCGACGCAGACTCGGCCAGCAACTCGCTCAGCACCGTATCAGGATCCGCATCGGCATCAATCAGGTTGAGTTTTTGCAGGGCTTTAATCGCATCGATACGGCGAAGGTCACCGCCCTGGCGCAGGGACTGAATAGCCAGTGCAGCAGGCGGGTTGAATTCTTTCGACTCAACATCCAGCTCGGTGCGAACATCAACGTTGCCACCATCTTTCTCGCCGATGTACTCGGCCATGATTTGCAGAATGTTGTCGATCGCATCTTCAAGGCTGGTAGCCATGGTGTAGAGCGGTGACTGCTCCTGCATTTTCTCTTCGGAGGTCTGGTCTACCGATTTGGTAGAGGTGTTTTCCGTACGCAGCAGCTTCGCACCAGCCTGGCGCATCTGCTCCACAAGTTCTGCCAGCGACTCTTTACCAGCACCGATGGAGGAGCCTGTATGCTCGACGTATTCCAGACCCTGCTTTTGCCGATCAGTGAACGACGTAGCTGAAGACGAGCCAATTATCAGCTCTTGCCCCTCTTCCAAACCGAACACCGTGAGCAACGGCACCCTGGCGACATGCAGAATGTTGTCCTGCTCGCTTTGACTCTGCCAGTGCTTGATGTTCAGCAGAGCCATATTGAGCAGTGGAGGTGAACCACACATAAACCCGGTGCGCTTGGTGTAGAGCGTCACCAGTGTTATGTCCTTACGAGATGTTGTCCATTCGTCGAACTTCTCCCAGTTCGCCGCCCCATCGATACCTTTCGACTTGCGGTAGATTTGCACCATTCCAGGTGTCAGATAACGAATTTGCTCGACCTTTGTCTGCCCGAAGTCGTCGCCGTCCTCGATAACTACCTCTTTGATACGCAGCTCGGTCAGCACCACTTTGCCGTCTACCATTTTCGACTTCCATCCGATCACCTGCCGGGGATTGAGCATGGTGACGTATGGGCGCGCGCCAGTAGCTTTCTCTTCCGCTTTGGTTTTCACCTTTTCGGTGTCCACCCTGGGATAATCCACCAGCGCGTGGGAGAGGCCATACTGCATCGCCAGACCGAAGAATGCCTGCGCCCATACGTCCAGGCGCGTCCCCTCAAGGTCGAAGTTTTTCGCATACTCTCGCAGCTGATCCGGCACATTCTCGGCAAGCTTAATGGGCTCAGCAAATACACGCCCGATGTTTTGCTTAATGGTCTCTTCGTAGGCTGGCAGAAGCGTGGCCACGGCGAGGCGTTTTTTGTAGTCCTCTTTGTCTTCTTTCGGCCAGCGCGGTAGATATTGCTCGCCCAGCTGTCGCATATAGAGCGTGCCGCCCATCAGGGCATCGTTGATATCCCACGCCTCGACCATGTTCCCATAGTCCAGATTGGGTGTTGAAATGTCAGGCATGGAATTAGAGCCTCAGATTGGTGACTTTGCCGACTCTCTTCGGCGGTGAATGCAGAACGGCATATCGGGTAGCATCCCAGTCGTGATCTTCCTGTTGGGTATCTACATCGTCGGGGTTTTTACTGTCGCGCACGAGTACCGGCACACGGCTGATCCAGCCACGGCAGTAGTCGAATACGTAAAATGCAGGTTTCTCCGGGATGCCGGATTCCAGTTTCTTACCTTCATTGACAGCTTCGAGCATATCGGCAAACAGAGCGGCGCCGTTAACGCGAGATCCCGGCTTTTTGTTTGCCTCAAGCCATTTAACGCCCTGGGACTCCATCTTCTGCGCAATGGAGAGTTCATCATCGCCTGTATTGTAAATGGCGCTGTCAGCCGGGCCCGGTGTAACCTTCTTACAGATTCCAGGCATGATGTTCAGTTGCCCCTGCGTCACCCCGTTAAGCTTGATTTCGTCAGGCTCAGCAAGTTCATCGCCCACCAGTCGTTTATCTACCCAGGCAACGCCCTTAGCGACGTTTGTTGATGACATATTCAGGCCTTTGTTCAGCTCGTCCGGTGGGCAGCCGTACCACTCGCCAATAAGAATCAGCGTCCCAGCAGGCGGGCAGAACTGGCGGCCATCAGGCAGTTCTGCGGCGGTTCCGTCGGATCGTGCCCACCAGAGGTTGGAAAACGGTTTCGATTCGCCCCAGTCATGCGAGCGGTCGACCGTCCAGCTATCCGGTATGCGGAATGGCTTGATGACATGATGCGAGGCATTCCACAGATGGTCGAAACGTCCGCCGCTGGTAACATCCCACGAGCCCTCAACCCACGCCTTACGGCGATTCGGGTCTTTGATGGCCATCAGCGTTGCGATGTACTGCGGATCGAGGTACGGGTTCTCTTTGAACGAGCCGTGGATTGCCACGCGGGTCAGCGTGATTTCCTCTTCTCGTTCTGTCTGAGGGTTGAACACCATTTGCCGGTCGCGCTGCACGGTTCCGCGCGGCGCTGGCTCAATGAAGCGCTTCTTCACCCAGGTATGCCCGATGCCGAACGGGTTGGTCGTGCTGAACGTCTCCAGCGGGATTGGCCTCAATAACTTGCCATTCTCCAGCGGGTAGTTTTCCGGCCTGAACGATGATCGGCGGCAGGAGAACATCATTTCATAGAACTCTGGAGACTGCTGTTTCGTCAGCTCGTTAAAGCCGATAAACGGGAATTCCTGACCGTGGAAATCCCAGTAGTCGTCTGCCTCTTTGCCGAAGCGGAAGAGAAGCTCCTCGCCCGTTGGCCACACCCATCGCAATTCGCTCGCAGATGACAGATAGCGCGCACCGTCGTTGAACAGGCGAAACATGCGCTTCGACTGAGTGATGATGTCGGCAAGGTTTTTATACTCGGTGTCGAAAATGACGCCGCGCCAGAACGAGCCATAACCTACGCCGACATTACGCCTGAACCTGGCTAACTGCGCAGCTGTCTTGCCCGGTCCGCGAGTGCCCTCGAACAGGATTTCGTTACACGGGCAGCTCAGCGCCAGGGACTGAGATCCAGGCAGTGGCTTCCATACAGCTTTGTAATTCATCCACCGAGCACCCCGTCCTGTTGTTTCTGCGCTGCCGCCTCCCAGTCATCCACGTTGTCACTGGTTGGCACCAGCATGACGTTATGGGTGACCTCTTTCGTTTCAGCCTTATTCTCGATGCTGTATGCCTCACGCTCGAGGCCGATCAGCGTCTTCAGGCTGTCGCTCAGGTCTTTCATGGATTTAACGCGGGAAGGCAGGCTGATCACTTTCTGATAAATTTCATTGAGCCGGTCCCGGCCTTTATCGTCGGGATCAAACATGATGTCGCCCAACTGCTCGAGCGCGCTTACATCTGCGCACTGCGCACCAAGTTCATCGAATAGCGTGTTGGTCAATTCACGAGCCCGGCGGATGTCTCCCCGGTGCTCCATGCGTACCGTGGCAATTACCTCGGCAGTCGCCTCTATCAGTACGCGCTCGGTCAAAGTGCTTTCGTTGCGTACCTGCTTGCGTACCTCCTGTTTGCGTACCAGATCATCAGCCTTTTGCTGAATCTTCGCATTGAGGTCACGCGACCAGTCGTCGCGCTTGGCACGCTTACGGATAGCGCCTTCACTGATACCGTGCTGTGACGCTATTTCTCGGAGGGACATCACTCCGGCCCGGTACGCCGTCTCGATGGCCTCCCAGTCCGGTTTTGCCATTACTCACTCCGTAGTTGCTTTTGATGAATGCCATTCTGCTACCACAGCGT